CGCCGCCGCCCGCGCCGCCGCCGCCGCCACCGCCTCCGCCGCCCACACCGCCGCCGCCTCCGCCGCCTCCGCCGCCTCCGCCCACGCCGCCCGCAGATCACCTTGGCTCACATCCTCGCCCGCGAGCCACCGGCGTGCGGGTTCAAGCGCTCGACGCGAGGCTTCGCTCAGCTCTAGCTGGTCACAGCATGCTAGCGCAGCCGCCACGGCCGGGCGCGCTTCACCGCCAGCCTTGCCCCACGCCCACAGCAGCCAGTCTCCGTGCTTGCACGCGTGTAAGCACTCCTCGGCGGTGGCGAGCTCGAGCGACTCCAGCCACTCGCGCGCCATGCGGCAGGCATGCCGGCGTTTGCAAAACACGATCAGTTCATCCCTCGTCATCACTTCCTCCATCCGTCATCAAAAACGCCTCAAGCTCCGCGTCCGGAAGCTCCTCAAGGCGTCTACCACCAACTAGCAGAATCGGCCCACCGTTACCACCGGTATGCTCGAGCCGCTGCGATGGACGCGCGTGCTCGGTCGGGTCCTGCACCTCTAGCTGCCACTTCGCCCAGCTCACCCCAGCGTTGTTGCCGCCGAGCGACGAGTCGCGACCAGCCGCCCTGATCTGCTTGAGATGCCTCTCCTTGGCCGCAAACAGCACCCGGCAAATCTCGCGGTCCTCGTCGGTCGTACACCCGTCGTCGCGGTACCTGCCGATGGCGTTGCGCACGGTATTCGGAACCAACCCGACCTCGACCGCCGCCGACTGCACCGTGTGCGCCTCGTCAGACAAGATCGCCTCCGCAAACGCATGCGCGAGCTCCAGCGTGATCACGCGATGGTCGCCGGCGGCCCTAGACCGCGCGCGCGCGCGGCTACCCAAAGTGACTCCGACGTCATATTCACGCTCACCAACGCGCCCCTCATCACGTTCACCGTCGCGCTCACCAGCATCGTCACCGACATGTCCTGGTAGCGCGACCAGGCCATTCCGCGGCGCTCGTTCGTCTGCGTCTTTGCGTCGTTTTGGCATGGTGTGTCCGAAAACACTCGCTTCTAAATACCACGTGATTCCGTAGCAATGCTAACTGGCACGAATTATGCTGTGTATACCGCTTCACGCGGTGCCGGCTGACTTAGTCCTACGGACACGCAGCCACGGTGAACTGGTTGCGTCGTGGTCCACGTTGGTTACCCGTGTCCAAACTCGTACTCGCTGCACGACTGGTGTCGAGTCGTGATAGGCCACACCGCTACGCCTCGCGTGGTCACGTTGGCTGGTGCACGTCGGTGGCATTCCCCAGATGCTACCTCGCTCCCATCGTGTCTGAACTCCGGTCGCCAGTGCAGGCATGTCGCGCACTTTCCGCGTCGCCGCGCTCGGTTGGCGTAGCGCTCCCATCGAGTGGCCTGGTCACGCGCCCACTGCTCGGCGCTTTCGTAGTCATCGAACTGCTTGATGGCGTGGCCTGGATGCAGCACCGAGTGATCGGCGCGAATGAACCATGTCGAGCCACTGCGTTCGATGGTGTATACGGTCCTTGGCGTTTCGTGTTCGTCGCTCACATCCACCTCCAGCTGTCCGTCGTTCAAGACGCCTCGCTCCACAGCACTTCAAACCTCGCTTGCGCCTTCTTGCGCCATCCTCTGGCAAACGGCCTTGGCGACCTTGCCATGCCTTCAATGTCGCACTCCCATGAGTCTCCGCACTCGCACCACAGGGTTGGACCGTACCACTCGTAGTGGTGCATGACGTGCCTCTTGTTCTTGCCGCACGAGCAGTCCATACGCATGCGTACCTTGCGCGTCGGCGCTGGAGAATGGACGTGCAGCGTCACATCAACCTCCAGTTGTCCTTGAGCTCGTTGAGCAGCTTCTGACGGCTCGCCACATCAGCACGGGCCTGCTTGACGGCAGCGCGCTTGGCAGCTTCTGGAGTGGTCACGCGCTTGGGAAGCTGGTTGAACACAATCGTCCCGCTCGGCTCATACCAGTAGCACCGCCACACGTCTCCATCGCGCAAGCACACGTGCAGCACCGTCTTGCGACCGCGCTTGAGTGAGCAACGCATGTCTCCGTCCTCGTCGCGCTCCAACTCCGTCCAACGCAGCTTCGCGTCACTCATCACACACCTCGCTTCCGTTCGCGTCGACGTTCTCTGCGCCGCACGTTGCTGGCTCGTATGCAACGCGAAACACGAGGCACCCGCCAGCCTTGACGACGTCACACCTGCGCAACCGCGCTCTGAACTCAGAGGCAAGCACATCCAGGTTGTTGCTAGGACCGTATTCATCTTCCCACCGGCTCATGGCTTCACCAGCCTCTGCCAGTGCAGGTGCTTAATCGCACTCAGTTCTCCGCTAATGTTGACCCCGTCAATCCATACCACACCGCGTGACCGCACGCGTGCGCCCGCTTCATGCGCGACCATCGCCTCGCCGAACGTGCAGTCGACCCACCTCGCCGGCTCCGGTGCCAGGCGCTTGAGTGCCTCTGCGATGATGCGAACGCGGCTGCGGAAGACAATGCCATATCCACCACCGTCCAGAGCCATCTCAACACCGCGCAGCGCCTCACGCTCATCAGCCGTCAACAGATCCTTCGTCTCGTCACTCATCTCATGCCTCCGTTCTTCGCCAACCATGGGTGCCTGTTACGTTTCTTGCGCGCTCTCTTGGCCTCCGGAGTTCCATATGGATGTACCAGTAGAATGCCATGCTCTCGCAATCCTCCGACGAGTGTACAGCGCCCCTCTGCAAGCAACGTCAGTCCAACAAGTACGTGACCGTCAACGTCACAGAAAAAGACATAGTCCTGCGGATTCGAAAGCGTCAACTCCAGCGGCTCTCTCACGCACGTACTCGCTTGCCCAGGAAGTTGGCCACGCCGTCGAACGCAGCGTAGTGCGCCATCACGATGGCCTCCGCCACGTTGTGGTCGTCGACGCGCCCTCTGCCGACCAGCAAACTGTTCGCGTAGGCCACGGCGCGCTGCTTGATCTGCTCAGTTGTGCCGTACGTCCCAATCGTCCTCTGCCGCCACTCGTCTGGCGATATGCCTACGACCCATGACCGCATGTGCCCAGCCATGTCGAGTTGCTCCATCCACCGGCCTCGTGCGTCACCCATACCCAGGATGGTAGCCGTGTTGCGCTTGCGTGACGCCGGGATGCTCGAGTGGTCCTCGTAGAACACGAGCAGCCGCGCATTACAGACAGTAGCCACATTGCGCGCCTGGATGACTGCCTGCCGCCGGTCCTCGCAGGTCTTGGCCAGGCCCCACACGACAGGCTGCACGCCGTCACGCACGCACCAGCCAGACGCAGCGGCCTGGTCTAGCGCGAGCACCACGATTGGCTGCTTCACGCGCCCCATCACTGCTCTCCGATCGCCTTGTCGAAGGCACGCAGCGCCTCACTGCGAGGCATCGCAAGCCGGTCGTTCCACTTCTCGAGCTCGCCCTGTGCGATGCCGTTGGCACGCATGAACCGCCAGATTGCGCGCGTGCGGTCCAGGTATGTGCCGATGTCGCTCGCCCAGATAGCACCCGCTGCGTCGAACGACGTGGCATCAGGCGACCTCGGCTCGCATGGACGGCCGTGCGCATCGCGCGCAATCGCTCCGGTGCTCCACGAGCGCTCTACGCGCCCGCGTGCCTCGCGCAGGATCGCCGTGATGACGTCGGAGTCGGTCACTACTCTACCTCGCGTTGCCACTTGCGCTTTTTGAGCGCGACCAGACGTCCGCTCAGCAGATCGACCTCGCCGGTCCACACGCCAGCAACACTCGAACGCACCTTCTCTTTGCGTTCGTAGTAGGCGGTCATGGCCTCTGCGAACGAGCAGTCGATCCAGCGCTTCTCGGGTTTGAGGCTAAACCTGATTTCGGAATTTCCCAAGTCCTCTGTACAAGCCTCGCGTCGGTCAAGAAAAAACCTTCCATCATACACGGCCCATTCGCATCCTTCACCATCGACCAGCGTGCGCCCATCCAGCAGCGCCCGGAAGCGCTCCACGGGCTTGCTCAAGTCGTACGTCTTTTTCTCGTCGCTCATAGCCTCACCACATCCTTCCCGTCCTTGCGCAGGATACCGGCGCGCACCATGCGGTCGATCAGCGTGCATAGCCTGCTGCTCGGAAGCTTGCCGAACTCGTATCGCAGGCCGTCGCGAGTCACGCGCGTGCCAGAAGCGCGCTTGACGAGCCATACTCGCACACGTTCTATGCGCGCGTCAATCATCGGGTCACTGCGCGGATTCATGCTCTCACCTCCACACTTCCAAGCCGCATCCCGATCCATCCCTCTGTCCACAACGCAAGATGCGGATTACTCGCGACCGCTACTAGGTGGCGGTGGAAGTCGTCGTGGTTCGCATACCTCGCAATGCCATCGCGCAGCAGGTTGAGCGGCGGCAGACGCACCTCACGCGCTCCCGATGGCTGCGACGATGACGGTGCGAGCTCGGCACCGCCAACACCTGTTGAGCGGCACGAAGTGCTCGACGCTGATGCCGACGAGTACGCCGCGGCTCTCTCCGACATCACGCGCAAGAGCAACGCCCTCGCTGCAGAGATCGCACCGATCGTCGCTCCACGGAGCGCTTTCCAGGACCAGCGCGTCATCGTGTTTCACCGCTTGCCTCGTACTCCATGGCTGCGAGCCACGCCATCGCCAGGCGGCGCGACGAGTCTCGGTCGCCGGTGCGCGTCGTCATGCTTGGAGTGGTTCCAGCTTCGCTTCCTACTGCAACTCCCAGAGGGGAGTGCAGTTCGATCGCCCAGCACCCTTCACCCAACACCTCGCGCACGCGCTTGTTCAGCTCGCGCATCGTGATTTGCACCTTGCGTCGCTTTGCCATCACTCACCATCCATTCAGCCGCACGGTGCAGCTCTTGAGAGCGCCGCAGCACACCACGCCGCGAACGCGTGTGCCGAGCGGCGAGATACCAACGAACCCTTGGTTCCACCAGTCGTCGTCGGCGCACGCGAACATGTCGTACCCGGTCAGAGCCACCGGATCGAAGCCATGCGCGCGCAGCACATGCTCGGCGCGCTCGTCGCTGAGCGTGCACGCCGTGATCATTGCCACTGCCATTGCAATCGCCATCATCGCCTTCATTGCATCCTCACTTCCCTGTGCTACCGAATCCACCGTCGCCGCGCGCTGAGTCTTCAAGCTCATGCGTGACGCTGAACGTCGCCTGATGCACGCGCTCGAGCACGAGCTGCGCGATCTTGTCGCCGGCCTGAATGACGTATGGGTCGTCGCCATGGTTCGTCACCACGACGCTGATCTCACCGCGGTAGCCGCTGTCGATCGTTCCAGGCGTGACGACGATTCCCTTCGCCGACAGACCGCTCCGTGGCCTAACGACGAACGCCCAGCCAGTGGGAGGCTGCAGGTGCACGCCGGTGCGCACCTTGACCGTCTGCCCGCCCCACACGGTCGTCTTGACCAGCGCTCGCAGGTCCGCTCCAGTGTCGTCGTCGTGGGCGTACGTTGGGACGTGCGCGCCTTCGGCTAGCTTGACCTTGACGTGAATGCTCATACGCCCTCCGCTCGGCACATTCCAAACGCGACCACGCTGAACCCTGTAGCCACGAGTAGTGTGGCGCTTGCACAGCCGCAGAAGTCTGCGATCGCTAGCTCTCCTGCTCGTGCTGCTAGCGCCTGCGCTAGGCCGTGAGCATACGACAGCGAGCTCTGCGCGATGGCTGTGATCGCGAACTTCGTCGACAGCTTCATTTTCCCACCATCGCCATCAACAGCGCGACGATGAAAAACACCGCCGCAAAAACCACGACGACAGTCGCACCTAGCCACAACGGAGACAGCACCCACCACCATGACCAGTCGATGTGACCCGTCAGCTTCAGACCGACGAACAGCACGGCGAGTGCGCCACCGATGCCGATGCCTCCGCCGCTAGAAACACTCTTCTCAGTCGCCATCACGGCACCGCCTCCTGCGCAGCCGCAACGCACGCGGCCAACGGAATCTGTTGTTGCACGCACGCAGAGAACGCTGCGCTTCGACGCCTGAGGCGTTCCGAATCTGACCACGCACTCGCAGTAACGCCTGCAGATACCAGAACGAACAGGCTCACGAGCGCGATGGCCACTACCTTGTCTTCACTCTCCATTCACTCACCGCATTCCTTCTCCACACGCATATACACGCCCCTGCGTACACGCCGCAAGTTGCCTCGCTCGCACTCTCGTACGATTGCCTGGTGCACGGCCGTGTCGGCGTACTCGCGGAACACCAGCCTGGCCTGTGCGAATGACACCTGAGCGCCGACTGGGATGCCCATCAGCCACTCGCGCACGGCCGAAGCGCTGTGTCCTGGACGCAGCGCTACGGCATCGCGCAACTCGCGGTTGAGCTTGGCACGATGCAACTGCAGCTCGCCTAGCTGTTCGCGCAGTTTGTCGATGCGCCGCTCGGTCGCCTCCATGTCAGCAGCGATCGCGGTTTTGGTGCGGGTCATGACACGCACCGCATGTACCGACCTCGACTCACTCGCCTACATATGCCAGCGGAGATCGCTCTCTTGAATGCCTGGTCAATCGCAGACCTGCTGACACCAGGGAATCGTTCGCGAACATCGAAAACTACCAACTCATCGCCAGGAGCGCTGCCAGCGATCCATTTTGACACCTCTCCATGGGAATGGATATTGACAGCCCTCATGAGTGCACACTTAGCGCGTATGCACTGGTTGTCCGCTTCCTTTAGGCGCGACTTCAGTTTGTCCCTCAGTTCAATGGCTTGCTCAAGCTCTTTTGTCAGCGTTTGAAGGTCAGTCATCCATCTCCTCCTGCCATCTCCGAGTACATTCGCGCCATCGCTCCAGTCCAGCGCTTCGTCGCGTCGCTCATCGTGTGCACCTCGCCGTCCAAAGCGAGTGCAGTCCAGCACACCGGATTGTCATTCCGCCGCCGCATTCCGCCTCCAGCGCGCATAGATTCCGCGGTCAACGCGCTCGATCAGTCCAAACTTACGCGCGTTTAGCAGCGATTCCTGAGCAGCATGACGAGTCATGCCTGGATGCGCTTTCATTACAGATGAAGCCGTGATCCGAGCGCCGTCGTCAAGAGATTCGATCCACATCGATACCGCACCACGAGGTCTGCGATACACACCATCGTCCTGCAGCGCCCGCACTGCTTCCCGACGCAAGCGCAGCAGGCGCAGATCGATTGCCCGAACCTGCTCAAGCATGGTTGCTCGCTCCTCCTCGGCTCTCTTGATTTGCTCGGCAATGTCCATCAGCTGGTTCACGAACGCCTCCTTTGTGGTGCATCAATCGCCTGCGTAGGCACGTCGCACCGCACGTATCTCCAGGAGCGCGGAAGCAGGTCATAGCGGCGAGTCCAGCGCACAAAGTCGTCTCTGCTCGCTCCAGCGACATCTTTGCCTCGCACATCCCACTGCCCGTACAGGTGACGCGTGAGCTTGCCCTGGAGAGCCTCCGACCCGTCGACCGACGTCAGGCCAATAATCCCAGCGACAAGCACGCTCAGTCGCTTGGCGTTGCGCGCCTCGAGGTCAAACACAGCGGATCGCCATGCTGAGAGTCGCCGACCAAGAGCCGGAACGTTGCCCAGGGCAACGCGCAATGCCTGCGAGTCTTCCGGAGCCTCCGGACGCTGCAACGGATAAGCCTGACCGTCCTCGACGAGATACGGGTCGTGCTCGGGAGCGAACGACGACAGGCAACGCTCGATCTCCGATGCAATCACAAATGGTGACGCAAGTAGGTCACGCAACTCCGAGTTCATCGTGCCTCCAGTTCGCGGATGCGCTCGTTCAGCGGGGCCAGCTCGCTGTGGATCAGTTCCATGGCCTCCGAGTCGCGCTTCTTGCCAAACAGCCCCTCGACCTGAGCAGCCAGACGATCGCGCTTTTGGCGCGCGACCGAGAGTTCGTCGCTCGCCTTCGCCTCCGGCGGGTTCGCATAACGCATCGGGTCGTTCGCCAGCGCTCCAAGTGGGAAGCCCTTGCTCTGCGCCCACGGGTCGGCGAAGAAGCCGTCTAGCGCCCGTTCTAACGCCCGCTCTCCGTCTGGGTGGGTATCGACCCAGGACGCCACCACAGCGGCGCTCTCAGCGGCTCGTGGGCTCCAGGATGGCGGTCCGCCACGTGCGGCGAGGAACCGCTTCTCAAACCCGGTGCGCACGAGGAACGTGGTCGTGCGGATGGTTGGCTGCTCGGCGGTCGAAACTCCATGTGGTTTCTTAGAGTCTTGATCAAGTTCTTCCGAACCCGGATCCCTCTCCCTCTCCCTCTCCCAGTGACATGCCCGTGACTGAGCTGTGACAGAGGGTGTGACAGGCGCAGTGACAGCGCTGTGACTAACGGCGCTGTCACGTTGTGACATTCCTGAATTTGCCTTTCTCCATGCGGACTGCCTAGTCCTGTCTCTCGCGCGCTTGGCTGCAACTTCGGCTGGCGTCTCTTGCCAAACGCTCCAGTCGTGGAATTCGTAACCTTGTTCCGTTTCTCGCCATAGACCAGACGTCACGAGCGCCTTCGCCGAAGCCGAAGTCCCTCCAAGAAGGCGAACCTGTCCAGCAGGTATGTGCCCACCTGTGAGCTTCCTGCGCGACCAGGCCCCCGCAAGCGTCCATAGGCCTATAGCAGCCATGCGTCTTGCAGGCGGTAGCGCTGCAAGCTTCGGGTGGTCGTAGAACCCATCGTCGACGAAAAACCATGCCATTGTCACTCGCCGTGCTGCTGATTGCGCGTGGTTGCCTGCTTTGCGCGCCACCGTCGCTGGCGCTCTGTGGCCTGCGACGTCTTCCGACGCAGCTCTTTTGAGAGCACCCGCCATCCTCGGTCGATCGGCGTTACGCGCCTGCCATCCGGAGACGACGAGTCGTCGGCGTACGGGTCTGGCGAGCTCAGCGTCGCGATCGCCTGCTGAACCTCTGCCAGAGTGACCTCGGCGCGCCTGGCAAGACCAGGCAACGACGAGTCGACCTCGCCGTACCTGTCTGCCATGGCCAAGAGCGTCACCCAGACGACGCGAGTGCTTGCAGGCTCGCTCCAGAGGCTGGAATCGATGATCTCTTTGTAGAGTTTCGCGGTGGTAGTCATGTCGATTTGTGTCGATACCACACGCGCAATAGCGACGCAAATCGCGTCTACATTATGAACTCACCATGAGTTCACCATCGCATCGCCATGCTCGCCACAAGCACGGCGACGCAGACGACGAGCGCGATCGTGATCTCAGGCATCAGTCGCCGTTGCCGTCATCGGCTCCGAACAACCCGACCTGCTCGGCAGGCTTGGGCTGCTCTGCGAACATAGTCGGCGTGAAGCCACGCGACAGGCGCTTGACGGCAATGTCGTAGTGCTCGCGCATGCACTCTGCACCGATGGCTCGCCGTCCCTCCATCGCAGCGGCTAGCAGCGTTGTTCCTCCGCCTGCGCACGGGTCAACGACGAGGTCTCCAGGGCGCGTATAGTCTCGGATGATGGCGCGCATCAAACCAAGTGGCTTAGTTCCGGCTATTCCAGCTCCCTTCTCACACGGAGCCTCGTAAGCCCCTGGTAGGCATCCCCAAGTGGCGAATGAACGCTTCCGCGGGCGCGAGACGACGAGGTCGACAGACCAGCACGCTGGGCCATCTCCAAGCAGTCGCGGTCGCTTTTGGATCACCGGTATCGGTCTGAACTCGTAGCGCTTGTTTTGGCGGTATGCTTGTTTGATGTGCTGGGCCAAGTCGTCAGATGTAAATATGGCCATCCAACCAAAGATCCGTGGCGCCCAGCTTTCTACGAATAACGTTGCGTCTCCCGGTGTCCAATGGATATACGAGACGGCTGTTCTGGTCGCCTGACCAGTGACGCTTCTGACCTGCTGCGCTCCTGCGTTGTGCCCTTCATGCGTCGACTGGCCATACGGAGGATCGCTGATCAGCGCATCAGCCGTCACATCAGCCAGCACATCCTGCCATCGACCGAACCGCAGTTCGATGCCATATCTCACGAAACACGTCACTCATCACTGACCTCATCAACGCTACCCTTGCACAACTCGCGAGCCAACTCAGCACAAAGCGCCTCGTACGTTGAAAAGCCGGCGACGAGCACGATCCTGCCGACGCGCGGCCGAATGACAGCGCGGTACGAGCCGTCAATGCTGCTCTGCAGCACCTCGACCTCGGCAATGCGACGCACGGTCACCGATGCTGCTCCGCGTCCTCAACCTGCAAACGTTCGGCCTTAGCGACGAGCTCACTGGCGGTCATGCCGAACGCAGACGCGATCCGCACGAGGCGCTCGATGCCGATGCTGTGCCGACCGCCTTCGATATGCCCCACGGTTGGCGTGCTGATGTCAAGCACTGCTCCGAGCTCTTTTAGCGACCAGCCGCGCTCCTTGCGCTCGGCGCGCACGACCATGCCGATGGCATCGCGCATCTCTAGCATCATGACGCCACCTCGCGCTCGCGTTTCATGCTGACCTCACTCGGCGCTGCCGAATGACAGCCTCCGCGCGCATCACGAGCTCTGACACGCTGAGTCCGAACGCCTTGGCGAAACGCTCTGCCATGCGCAGAGAGCAGATTCCGGCATGACGCCGATACCCTCCGGAGAGCGCGCGGGCAACGTGCGTTGCGTGCATCCCTGTGCCGGCAGCTAGGTCGATGTTCGACCATTTTCGACGGCGCTGCTCATCGTAGATCACGTCAGCCAGTGCTGATTCAAGCTCTGTTCGTTCTCGCATCACGCTCCATCTCCTCTCGCAATCTGTCACGCGTCCGCAGCACCGCAGGCGCACCGACACGCACGTAACATCGACCTGACCTGTAGCCGCGAATCGCTCCAATATCAGACCTACACCTGCGCTGGTACCACGCCAGCGCCGCAGCTCCGGAGCGCGCTTGAGCTCGCACGCACTTGTAGTGCCTGCAGAAACCACGCGCAGCCCACAACGCAGGCAACACCTGCAGGATGCCGACGGCTCCGCGTCGCGACACAGCAGTCGGAGAGAATCGCGACTCGTGCCACGCTAGGCTCGTCAGCAGCAACGGCTCCGTGCCGTGCTCGTCGGCAGCGAACACCATCACGTGAGCCAGTTCGGATGCACCCGAGTGCGTGCGGAACACGTCTGGGCACGTCGACGTGGTCGCGCACATGGCGATGATGGCGGCTGCTAATTTGGCAATCACGAGTGCCTCACAGTTGTGTTGCGCCAGCGTGGTCCGACGATGTGGACGCGCACGTGCAGTCCAAAGCGAGACGCGGTCTGGGATCGCGTGGAGTGTTCCGCGTGATAGACCATCCCAGATGGCCCACAGCTCCGTGGCCATCGCCTCTCCATTACCTGTGATCATGTTGGCATTGCGGATCGGTCCAGCTGCTTTCCCGTGAGCTGCCCAGTCTGCGGGCCATATCTCGACAGGATCATCCATCGTGGAGCGGATGTGCTCGGCAACAACTCGGTCGACCCCGCGCGCATCTCCGACCCGCCACATCTGATCGTGAGATAACCACGCATCGTCTTCGTTGTGCATGATCTCGAACGCCTCCAGCGCAATCTGTTCAGGAATCGTGCGAGTACCTGACACTACTACGATGCGGCTCATTTGCTCACGCTCCCGATCTTGACTGCTGCCCACAACACCGTTGCGATGACGACCGACGCCGCGATGAACGACGCGATGAAAACGTGCTCAGCGATTACTGTCAGCGCTGCTGATACGACTCGGATCATGGCTCACCTCCACGCGTCAAAGCTCCTGTCAGACGCAGTTTGCGCAACGCGCGATGCTCGAGCAGACGCACTGTCTCGCGCGAGACGCCCATGATCGCGGCAATGTCGTCAATGCACATGCCGTTCGGGTTTTCTGCCACCAACCGCTGTGCCTCAAGGTCGAGCTCCCACGGAACCTCGCGCCGGGCTCGTGCGTACTCCGGCGACACGCGCCACTCCTGCGATGTTCGCTGCTGGCTCCGCGTGACAGAATGGAACGGGTCTTTCCCGGCATGGATGCGAGAGACCATTCTCAGCACAGTCGTTCCTTTGCGCTCGGCCCACTCGGCATACGTCAGCGTCTCACCCTCGTACGTCAGCGGCTGCTCCGCAACCGGCCTGAGCGGGTCCGGGTAGTTGCGAGAGTAGCGCATAGCGATCGTGCTGGCTGGGATGCCCAGCTCGCGCGCCCATTCGCCGATTGTGCGCGTCACGCCGTCGCGTGTGATCTGAATGTAATGCGATGCTCTTGACACATGGTTCTCCATATATGCGTCTGCAAACAATAGGGCGTGCGCGCCCGGTGATCTACAGGAGGGCCTGGATCACCGGGCGACACGCGCGTCGCGCTCTCGCCGCGCCTTCAGAGCGAGCATGCAACGACGCCGAAAACGAGTGAGCCAACCCGGCTCCGCAACTTCACACGGCACCCACGTGACGCGCTCGATGTCATCGAGCGTCTGCCGCACGCGCATAATGCGCTCCAGCCGAACACGCAGCTGGTCAGCAGCTGCATCGATGGACGCGCACGGGCCTACGCGCACGTTGCGTAGCTCGGTGCCGACGCAGGTTGCATCGCGCCAGTATGCAACTCCATACACACCGTCGCGCTCACGCGGAAACGAGAAATGTCGCTCTCGTCGACCAGACAGTTCGTCGACTAGGCGCCCGCATTCGAGCACCGCGCACCTGTATTTGAGCAACGATGACTGCTGCATGTCCGACTCCTTGCCTACGGGTGGTGAAAGTCGATGGTGTCAGCGATCGACAGAACCTCGCTCAGAGCAACGTCGTCGTAGGCGTCGCGGAACTCAGCCTCCGCGGTGAAAATACACTCGTGACACCTCGTCCCTGACACAACGATGCGTGATCCAACGGCTATCGCGTAGCCAAGCTCAACGGGAACACCTTCTGACCTGCGCTCGGATGGCCACAGGCACCATACGATTTGCGCGCGCGCGACTCCATCGAGGTCGCTGCTTGCGTGACGACTCTGTTCCTCACGCGACATCGCCGAATCAGGCGTTCCGGCCTTCATGTTGGCCTCAACATCCTCCCACCACCGATACGTGATTTCGACCATGCCTGAGTCGTCAAGCTGCCGCGCGTACTTCTTCACGCGCTCCAACTCGCTGCTAGGACCTGCGAGGTATATTCGCACTGTCATTCGTCTACTCCTTGCGGTCATTCAAGCGCGCTGACGAAGACGATTGCAAGCGCAAAACGATGTTTCGCCGTGCTTTGTGGCGTCACGCACGCGTCGTGCATTTTCCCGTCGATAGGGTCTAGACGCGCGACCCGGAACAGCGGCACCATAGGCACATGACGGCGACACAGCAGGCTCTGGCGGATGCGCGACGCAAGGCTCACGAGGCGTTGCGAGCGGCTATCCAAGCTCACACGCAAGCTACGTTGCTCGCGGATCGCGCTGGGCAAGCTGTGCCACAGAGGAGGACGTGATGACGCTGACGATGTGGCCAGACGACGTGCGCTGCGAGCGACGCTGGGCTGAGCGTGCGGCATACGGGCGAGGTTGTGCGCTGGGTGCGCAAGGAGGTGGTGTGATGCGTAATCAATACGAGGTGCGCCGAACGGATTGCAGCGTTTTTGGCGGCCACCAGCCAGTCACGATCGCTGCCTACAAGCGTCCATGCGCCGCGCTACGCCATGCTGAGCGTCTGGCACTGCGTGACAACCGCGCGCATGCTACTCGGTACAATCCGGCCAACGTCTACTACGAGGTGCGCAAGTTCAGCACGGGCGACTGGGTGGAAGTCGAGTCTCCGCTGGTGCCGTCAGTGGGCGAGATTGGGATTACGCCATGACGCGCCTTGTCTACCCGGTGCACTGCTCCGACCCTACAACACGCGTCGACCAGCACGGCGACCTGTGGGTGCTCGCGCTGCGCAGTGACCCGTCACGCGGAGGCGCTCCGTTGTGGAAGCGCGTGGAAGGCGTTGTGGTCGCGAAAGGTGGTCGCGATGCCTCATGAACGAGAGAGACTCGCAGCTCGCCTGCGCATCTCAGCTGGCGTGATGCTCGCTTCTCGCGACGACGTGCTGAGCGAAGTGCGCCGCGAATTGCGAGAGCGCTACCAGGAACGTGCGATTCTTGATGCAGCCGCCGCCAAGTTTCGCGAGGATTGGCTTAGGCGCATTCGTTGGGGAGAAGTGAAAGATGGCTGAGCACAAATACGCGTACGTGGACCTGATCGACGGTCCATGCCACCGATACCCGAACACGTTCGAGATCTCGGCAGCAGTGATCGACAACGACGACCTGACGTTCGAGGTTGAGTGCGTGGTAGACCCGACAACCGGCGACGTCGATCAGGTTCGCGTGCTCAAGCTGATCTGGGAGACGCGCGGCTGGCAGTGGCTTGTGCCCAGCCGACTACAGGACGCACCGCTGTACGGAGAGCTGATGTCGTGGATCAATGCCGACGGCAACGTACGCGAGATCATCGACGAGGTTCTGAGGGAAGAGCGCGACTGCGCGTGAATGGAGGACGCAATGGCCTGCAAGCAAATCAACCTCTCAATCGAGACGAGTGACCGCTACGGTGACGGCGATTGGTGGGATGCGCGCATCACTGGTTTTGATCGCACGGTCGAAGGCGACGGCGACTCAGCGGATGCGATCGCCGACGCGCTCCGCAATCTTGCTGATGAGGTCCGCTGCGACAGCATGGGCACGTCGACGCGCGCTGTGCAGGTCGAGGAGCTGCTAGGTTGGTGGAGCGACGTCATTGCCCCGAAGGTCGTTTGCGAGTCCTGCCTGGAACGGGTGCACGAGGACGAGTCTGGTGTATCTCCCATCAGCGGCACTGGCGTCTGGTGCAGCGAGTGCAGCGCCAATCTTGCCTGGGCCGAGCGCGAGCAGCTCGCCAACGAGCGCGCGAGAGAGATCGAGTACGTTCGTCAGGAACAGCTCGGACGCGACGCGGGAGATGATCTGTGCGAATCGACATGCGACGCGAGGGAGAGTGAACGTGGCTGACCACTGCACTGAATGCCTGTGCCTACCTCCGGAAGGCGTACCAGCGCATAAGTGGCTAGGATACGATGCCGTGTGCCCAGACTGCCGGCAGATGCTGGATGACGAGGAAACGTTTGAGGAGCACGCGGCCGAAAACGTGTCCATCACCGAGTTCGGCATCGCAATCGGTCACTGCAGCTGCGTATACTGCCGTCGTCACCTGGCGCGACAGGCGCGACAGTGGGCGTGGGAGAAGTTGCACAAGGCGCGCGCTGCCGAGCCGGTTGACGAGAGCGAGGACATCACGTTTTGAGCAAGCGGAGTGATGTGAAGATGAGCAAGAAGAAGAAGACAGTGCTGACGAAGCGCGCGCGTGACTTTTTGTCGCAAGGGCGGACTATTTATGACGGGTCGATCGCGTATGTGTTGCGTACGTGCGACGCGAACATGACTGCTGCGCACCGCGGATTCGTATGGCCACGGTCGGGCGCAGTGACGTGCGATGATTGGGCTGCGACGCGCGAGTGCGGAAATGGATTGCACGGGTTCCTGTGGGGGACTGGTGATCACGCCTTGGCCTCATATGCACCAGGCGCGATCTGGGTCGTGTGCGCTGTGTGGTCGGACGATGTCGTCGACTTGGGCGGAAAGGTCAAGTTTCCGCGGGCGTGGGTCGTATTTGCGGGCCAGCGCGATGATGCGGTTGCATTACTCGTGTATCTTGGTGGGAAACCGGATTTTCGTGGCACCGCGACGGCTGGCGACGCTGGCACCGCGACGGCTGGCTACGCTGGCACCGCGACGGCTGGCGACGATGGCACCGCGACGGCTGGCGACGATGGCACCGCGACGGCTGGCTACGCTGGCACCGCGACGGCTGGCTACGCTGGCACCGCGACGGCTGGCGACGATGGCACCGCGACGGCTGGCTACGCTGGCACCGCGACGGCTGGCGCACGTGGCACCGCGACGGCTGGCTACGCTGGCACCGCGACGGCTGGCTACGCTGGCACCGCGACGGCTGGCGCACGTGGCGTCATCTCTATCTGGGGATGGGACGGTAAGCGTCGCCGGATGGTCACTGGTTACGTCGGGGAAGACGGCATCAAGGCCAACGTTGCGTACCGCGTTGATCCGAAAACCGGGTGCCTGGTAGAGGCTAGATGACACGAGGGAGTGATGCGATGGAAGATGACAAGCTGACTAGGAAAGTACGCGCCATTGTCGAGTGCATGCGAAGCGAAGTCATGTGTGGTTTTGGTGCAGATCTCGTTTTCGAAGACACTCAACTCCTACTACAGGCAAGCGACGCGCTTGCTCCACGAACAGAGTGGGAGGAATGCACGTTTGCTAGAGGCGATGGCGCACGAGGAAGAAGGCGGCAAGATTATGTGTCGCAATATTGCAAATTCACCGAATTGGTATGAGCCAGGAGAGATCCGCCATCGCCATCCTAACTGGGAGTGGCGTCGCAAGCGGAGCGGATCGTGAGCGACGCAGTCCGCATCTGCCACTCCGACGATCGCGAACGATGGCTCGCTGAGCGCATGGCAGGCGTCGGCGGCAGCGATATCGCGGCAGTGCTAGGAGAGGACAAGCATCGCACGCGAGAGCAGGCGCGCATGGAGAAGGCGGGGCTTGCAGATCCGTTTGCCGGCAACGAGGCCACCGAGCTCGGGCACGCGATGGAACCGACCGTGGCGACCATCGCCAGAGCGCGATGGGGCTGGCAGCTCGAGCGCTACGGATGGCTGATACGCGACCATGTATGCTGCGAGCTCATCGTGACGCCTGACTACGTGATGCCGACGCCGTACGGTCCAGCGACCGTTCAGATCAAGTTCAGCTCGTGTCAGGCCACCGAGGACTGCAGGCCGCGCAAAGACGGGTCACCTAGCACGGCAGAGTATGCCGGAGGTCCGCCATTGCGACTGCAGCTGCAGATCCAGGCCGAGCTCGCAGCACTCGGCTGGCAGCATGGCGTTCTGCTAGTTTTGCACTTGCAACCCATGAAACTTCGCGCGTACTATGTTCCCCGCCATGACGGGGCAATCGCGCGCATTCGCAGCGATGTGCCGGTGTTCATGCGAGAGGTGAGAGCGCTCAAGGAAGGCAGGATGACGGCATGACGAAACTTGCACGAGTAGACGGCGGAAGCGCGATTGCTCGCAGTGACTTCGACAGCGGGCAAGTGCAGCTGATCAAGGATACGATCGCCAAGGGCACCACTGATGCCGAGCTTCAGCTTTTTGTCCAGACATGCTCGCGACTCGGCCTTGACCCCTTTGCCCGCCAGATTTTCCTGGTCAAACGCTGGGACTCAACACTCAAGCGTGAGGTGGCTCAGAGCCAGGTCAGCATCGATGGCCTGCGGCTGGTAGCGGAGCGCACGCGCCAATATCGCGGACAGACGGCACCTCAGTGGTGCGGAGAAGACGGCACGTGGACCGACGTCTGGCTGCAGAAAAAGCCGCCAGCTGCGGCACGCTGCGGCGTCTACAGGGAAGGGTTTGTTGAGCCGCTCGTGCGCGTGGCTCGTTACGACAGCTACGTCCAGACGACGCGAGACGGGAAACCCAATCGCATGTGGGCATCGATGCCGGACGTGATGCTCGCAAAGTGCGCAGAGAGCCTAGCTCTGCGCGCAGCGTTCCCGAACGAACTGTCTGGCATCTATACGGCCGAGGAGATGGGTCAAGAGACCGGTGCTACACGCCAACGTGCGACCAAGCAGCCGCGTACGCTTGACGACGTTGCAGACACGCGCGTCGTCACCGACGAACACGGCGACACTGTCACGATCGACGAAGAGACCGGCGAGATCATCGACGCACCGAGCCAGATGCCCGAGCCACCGCAGCCGCCAGACGAAGGAGAGTGCCCGCGGTTCTCGAGCGGTCAGCACGTAGGCAAGACATACGACGAGGTGCCAGCGGGCATGTTGCGCGCGCTGCTGAGCAAAGACGAGTTCTGCGAGCGCGCTGGGCCGCGCAACGTTGCGTGGGCGCGCTACGTTGTGGCGAGGCACGAATACGAGAAGGGTTGACATCACACGCTCACGCGTGGTCAGATCATGGGACATGACGACGCTGACGACAGAGATGCTGGCCTATGTCCACGACTGCACACGATCTGCGGACAAGCACGATCTAGACGGCAAGAAGAGTTGCTTCGTGGCCGACATGCACAAGACGGCCGCGTTTCTTGGCATGTTCTCTGGCGATCTGGGTGAATTCAAGCAAGCGCTCGTGCGCATCTGGCGAACAGATGGCGCACACCTAACCCGTTGTGACCTCGTCGGCGCATACGACCAGGTCACGGTAGACGCGAGTGAGATCGTATACATGCACGCAACGTTTCACTTCGTCACCATGTGACGACATGCTCCCACCGAAATGAGCCATGACGTGCGAATACTCTTCCACCGCTCAAGCAGATCAGGCACGATCATGAATGTGAGGGCCGCGCAGCGGTAACTGCCGACCCTCTGGACCACAGCCGGATAGGAGCCGACCATGACCACGATCGAGAATAGCACCGAGAGCACCGTCACCGACGCCCAGATCCGCGCACTTCGCGACGAGGCCGCAGCAGCCGGCGACTATGCTCAGGTCGACCTCTGCAACCGCGCCCTGTGCTCCGACGACGAGACCACCGACCAGGACGGCAACAAGCGCGCAACATCTGCGCTCAGGTGATCGCCAACGCAGAGTCGCAGGACCTTGGCGATGACGATCCTGCCGCCGACCGCGCCTGATCGTCCACCGCTCGGCCTCGCGAGGTGACTCGCGGTGCTCGTGGGAGGGATGATCAGATGCACGCAGCAATCGGTATCAACGGCAAAGGGCTCGTCGTGTGGGGCCTGGGCGAGACGAGCGACGCGGCAATCGCCGACGCCCGCACGTGGCTACACGCGGACAACGAGCTCGTCTGCACTGAGGTGAGCGCAGACGTCGCCGCTCGCATCGAGGACGGCGAGATCAACTGCGACGCGCTCGGTCTCGACTGCACGCGGCTCGCGCGCGACCTCGAGCTATTCGGGCAGCTGGTGGAGCCGTGAAACTCGCCGACATCGACCCGCATGCCGTCGCACTCGACGTCGCACGCCAGTCGCACGCTCACGTGGTCGACCTGACGTCGCGCCTGCTCTCGCCGATCTGCGATGGCCCGTGGCTGCCACGCGGGCAGCCTGAGGATGCCGCGCTGCGCTCGACGCAGATCTACCTGACCGTGCGCGACCTGGCCGCGTGCGTCCTAGCCGATCGCCGCGTCCCAGCGCCCTGCAACGTCGAGGCTCCCCGGTGCACTCAGGTGCAGGTGGTATGACTCGATCCATGGACCCTCAGGCGCATCGACGAGCAGCGCTCCGAGCACCACGGCGAGTTGTGCCTGCTGCGTGCGCACGGACTCCCACGATGGGTATGGCCCGTCGGACGGCACGGTCGTCGGAAGGCGCGTGACGACGATCGGGGCTAAGCCGTAGCGCGCGACGTAGGCGCTGATGGTGGCTGTCCAATTGTCCGCGTACGCAGGCGAAGCGTCGACCGCGTCGTTGGCGCCGTCGTAGAGCACGTATCCAGCGAGTCGCGTTCCCGGCGTCCTGAGCGCTGCGTCGATGCGCAGTGTGTTGCTGTGCCAGTACGATCCGCCGTAGACCTGCTCGGACGAGCGGCGCCCGCCATGGCCACAGTTGAGCGCGGAGGTTTCGCGGCCTGTACGCTGCGCTCGCAACCAACCGAACAAGCCAGCGGGTCCAATACCTTTCAGGTCGCTGGAATATGCGCCTGCCACGTTGCACGGCTCCGAGAGCTCCGAGTACGCATCCCAGTAGCTCACCGGCGTGAACGCGCGCAGCATCCACAGCGACCCGTCAAGCGGTGGATATCCAGCAGGCGCTGTCGCCGGATCCGCGCGGCCCTCCATCTCCGAATCGCCAAGGCAAATCCAGACGTCGCGCGTCGCCGGAGCCACGTAGCGAGCGCGTGCGTACTGCCAAAGATGCGCGACCTGCGACGCGGTCAGCGCGCCGTCGAACACGTCAAGCTCGGCCAGCGCGATGGTGCTCGACTCGCCGATCATCATGCCAGTGCAGGCTCCCGACGTCACGCCACGGCCAGTACGCGTGCCCAGTGAGACGCCGTCGCGATAGAGCGTCCACGTGCCGCTGCCAACCGAGCCGTCGACGACCCACGTCCACCAGTGCGGCCACTGGCATAGCGCGTCGGTCCAGGGCTGGTCACCAGGAGGAGTCGGGCGCCAATAGTCCCCGCTCTCGTGCTCTGGCACTGCGGAGAGCTGCGCATAGAGCGTCTCGAAATCCAGGCGCAGCGCCACACCGCCCGTCTCAACGTAGCCCCACCACGCGAGCGTGAACGAGCCGGATAGACAGACGTCGGAGCTCGATGTCGTGAGCGACTGCGAGGTGACTACTACGAGCGGGTGTGAGCGCGCTCGATTGGTTCCGGCGAGCAGCGATGGAGCATCGACAGCGGACAGCGTCGCGCCTCCGATGCGCGCCGGCCATGTTCCGCGGGCGTAGTCCTCAGCGAGCCATTGCGCGCGCAACGCGAAGTCTGCAGGAGAAGGCAGGCGGGACATTGACGGTGATTGGCGCTGACCTCGACGTGCGGCGCCTGCGCGCCGATTCACAGCGCCAGCGACCCCAGTGTTACATCGGCCTCTGAGCCGACTGTAAATGACATGTCGTCCGATCCAATCGAATCCGTGAGGCCAGCCGGGAACGATGCTCCAGTCACCTGCTCGCTGACGTCCCAGCGGTGAGCAGCACTCTGCGCGGTACCAAGCGGAGTTCGCCTGGTAGCGACGTATTGCGCGTACAGATCAGTGGCATCAGCGGCATTGATGAATGTATCTGCTCCGACGAGCCCAGCCAAGTACGCTTCGCTACCCGATGTGCCAGTGTTTCTCGAATTGAACGCCATCGGAGAGTTGTTGGGCGCATAGGTTGCATCTGCAGTGCCCGAGCCTACTTCCACACCATTTACGCTCAAACGTACGGCGCTGCCGTCCCACCACCCTACGATAACCATGGGGGTATTTACAACCCCGACGGTTATTGTGTACGTCGGTGAGTAGGTCCCGGTGGCGTCGATGAAGAACGTCAAGCTAGCAGCGTTTTGCTCTATACCCCAACCGGTCGCCCCGCCGAAGCACCCGCTCAAATAGCCATACCCGGTTGGTATGGATGTCCACCACGCCAGCGCGCAGATCCACAGGCCTGTCGTACCGTCTCCCTGAACAGCAGGGAACGCCGTCATCAGCGACGCGCCTCCGCCAAATCCGGTGCCGCCATACAGGACTGTCGGAAGACCCGACTGGACGATCCCGCCCAGGCTGCTGCGCACGCCGCGTCGCTCACCGAGCGAACCCATCCTCCTATTGACTCGCACGATAAGCCTCCCTTGCGTGTCCTTGCGCTGTTCCTGGCTGATACCACACCCTGGCGTCGTCGTGAGCCACGTTTGACCGGCTACCGTCCCATACGCTGCGCGAGCGCCCGATAGTGCAGGAGTACAGCGCGTGCATCAGCTCGTGGATAGCTGGGTCGCCGCCGCCGTCGATCGGCTCGCCTGGACGCAGAAGCGGTCCGCGCCACGTCAGGCACGATGCCGCTCGCTCGACCGTCACTCCGCACACGTCACGAAATGCCTGCGCGCTCGTCGCCCAGCGCACGCGCATGTCAGCTAGGCATCGACCAGGCGCTGGCAGTCCGGCTTCTGACCATCCTCGTTCGGCTGCATCGATGAGTCGCGCATCCAGGTCGCTCGGAGGCACTTCAGAGCGACATCCGGCGAGAAGCGCGATCACGGCCAACGCTCTCACGGTCCATCCTCGCAAGGCGTCACGGTCGACCGCGACGGGCAAATCGCAGCCAGCCATTGCGGCCCTGGGTCGCGCTTATTCGACGCAACGTGGAAGTGCCCGATGTGTCCGCGAACCGTCTCGAGCGTGGGTCGTGAGAGCGTGCGCTCGGACGGGTGCGCATGCTCGGGAAGACCGAACGCTGCCGATAGCGTGCGCATCAGCGCCTTGCCTGCTGCCAGCTGCGGCTCAGTCCACCACTCGCCATCACCGCCCAGGCCGCAGACCTCGACACCGACAGACCATGGATTCGCGCTCAACACCGCGTGTTTCCCGCCGGCATGCGCGGTCATTCGGTCCGCGTCGCAGCATTGGTAAACGACGCCGTCGCGGCCAATGATGAAGTTGACAGATAGTCCACGCAGGTGAAGCGTCTCAATGACGCGCGCGTGGTCTCCTTGCCCGCCGGTCCAGTGCCAAACTACCGCCCTGGTCTCGGTGCGCTGCTGACGAGCTGGGAACACGGATAGGTCGACGACGGCTTGCGCTTCGCAGTGCACAGGCATGCCGCGAACCACGATGCTCACTTGCCACCCCACTGGGCGACAGCGCTGGCAATACCGATGACCGTCGCGGCAAGAGCGATTACGCCAGATACCACCTTCGCAGTGAACTTGGCGATCCGAGCACGCTCCTCGCGGCGCATCTCGCGCCCCTTAAGCACAAGCACTGTTGCGCCCAATTTCTCCATGCGCTCTCGGTCCTCGTGCCGATGGCGAGCAAGCATTTCCTGGTCGTCTTCTCGGTGTTCGACGAGCTCGCGCGTGCGCTCTTCAATGCGCGCCACGCTCTCACGCACGCCGGAGATCTCGTGGTACACAGCGCCCTGGAAATCAGCCTGTGCTCGAGCGACGTCGCGCATAGCCTCCTGGAGGCCGTCAAGGCTGCGGCGAAGATCGTCGTCCATCACCGCACCGCCCATGCAATGGTCACGGTCATAGTAGCCAGGAAGCCTGCTATGAACATCACCGCCGGTCTGCGCCACCAGCGTGATAGCCTGGCATTCTCCCTGGTCTCAGCCGCCAGTACGCGCTGCGACGCAGCCAATCCAGCCTGGCACACCGACTCGGCCGCTAGCGCGCTATCCAGCCCTCGCTCGCTGGCGTCTGCCTCGGCGCGGAGCTCGCGCAACATCTTGCGCGCAGCCTCGAGCTCGACCAGGAACTGCGTGTCCTCGGCGTGCTCGGCGTCGCTCATCCACCAGCCACCAGGCAGCCTATCGTGCGTATCGCGATGCATGGCTGACGTTACCGGCTCAGCCGCACTCACTGGTGTTGCAGCGCCGATAGCCGCAATGAGCACGACAAGCCCACCAAGCCTGCCACCCCGCCGTAACCGCTCCGCTGCCTCTCTGCGAATACGCTCGCGCTCGTCTGGGTCGGCATGGTCGACAGCGGCGGCACTCTGCTCGGATTGCGCTGCGATCGCTTCGGAACGTGCTCGTGACTGCGTGGCCGCTTTGCGCGCCGATAGCGCCGCCTCTCGCTGCTGGCGTGCAGCCTCTCGCACGACGGAGTCTGCGCGCAACTGCTCCGCAATCTCGGCGTCAGTCTGCCTCCGGCTGCCAAGACGCAAGCGACCCAGACTCGCCACCGCCACGAGCAGGCCAAACGCCGACAATGCGACGGCCCACCACCAACGCCACGACGTGACGCGATACCAGACACCCGAGATTGTTTGACCGATCGTGAGCATACTGCACCGCCCTCGCGCGCCATGGATTGACCTCAGTACCGAGCCTTTGCGCCTCCCAAAAACTTGCCGAGTGGATGCGTGATCCGCTGCAGCCATGGCCACCGCTCGTCGAGCGCATCGCATACTGCCAGAACGAATCGGCCAACTGCCCACAGCCCACCCACTGCGGCAGCTGCCATGTTCGCGAAATCGGTCACATCGTCAGCGCTCATCGGGTCCTCCTCAGACGGCGTAACGGTGTGCCGCACGCTCGTGTAGCAATCCTACCTCAGCCGCAGACCACACGCGGTCGGCAATGATGATTTCGGCGATCTGCGCGCTTGCGTATTGGCCAATCGTACTCGTGTTGTAGGAGCGGGCCCCGATCGTCACCTTTGTCGCTGTGCCGGTCGACCCAAGCGTTCCGCCAGCGGTCAGCGAGGTCAGCACGCGGTCCTTCCAGAAAGTCGGCGCTGCGTCACCTGCGAACGTCAGCGTGTACAGGCCGATGGCCGCCCCGTAGGTCGCAGCGACCGAATACGTCGCGCTCGTCCCGCCGGTGTCGACGACGGTAAACACGAAGTCGTCGCTGGAGTCCAGTGTGATGTCCCATCGACCGTTGTCCGAGCCTGCGGTGCCCACGCTGAGCAGCGTGTGGTCGGCGGTCGCTGCAGTTCGACGCACCGCGAGAAAGACGCTGAACGGGTTCCCGCCGCTGAGCGCCTCGGCAAGCGTCGTGTTTGAGCAGACCAGCGATTCAGAGCTACCCGCAACGAAGCTGATCGCGGGCGTCGTCAGATCGCTGCTTACCTGAGTCGCATCAAATAGGTCAGGCTTGTTTGCGCCGGCGATGAACGATGCGCCAGCCATGTGGCTGCTCACCGTGCGCGGCTTCCACTCCTCCACCGTGACAGCGCCTGACGTAACGCGCACGGTGTCACCGAGCGCAGCGTCAAAGTGCACCGCCGGGTCAAGCGCCAGCGGCAACGGCGACGAGAGCATCGGCGAGCCCGAGTTCTTCACCGCGCGCCAGTTGCCTGTGGTGTCGCTAGACACGTACGAGAAGTGCGTGCAGTTCTTCGGCACCGGGAACGAGATCGCCTGGCCAGCTCCGACCTCGAGGCCAGCGCTGTACAGCGGAGCCAGGTATTCGCCGGTCGTTTTCGACGCGACGTCAACCGCAACCTTCACGTTTTTGTCGCCGAACGCGATCGTGAGCGTCGAGCCGAGCGACGAGAACAGGACCATCTGTCCCTTCCACTCTGGTGGAACGAGCTTTCGCGCGGCGGTTCCCGAGTGGACCGCTCCGTAGATCTCGCCTTGCCCAGGGGGGCAAACGTCCATGAACAATTCGCTTTTCATTTTTGCTCACTGCCCCCTGGAAATGCTCTGGTCAGATCCAGCTTGTAGGTTGGCTGTTGCGGCGCCTAGACCGGTCGCCGACGTGTACGAAAGCTTAGCAGGCTGCTCTTGTGACGACTGAGCCTCTTGCGCCTGCGCGATGCTGCCGCTGGCTAGCTCGTTGATCAGCGTCTGGAAAGATGGCGTATCGAACGATGTCATCGGCGCACCAAGCACGCGAGACATCCGCAGGCGTTGCTTGTACGGAGGCTTCTCGCGCATCTTGGCGATCTCATTCGTCACCTGTGAGACGAACCTACCCCACAGCCGTGGCTGCAGCGTGCGGATCGCGTCAAGGTCCTCCTGCACCCACTCGCCACTGGCGATGCGCTGCATGGCCGCAGCGGGATTTTGCACGGCGCGCACCGAGCGCAAGAACGACTGCACGTCTGATTTGGCGTACTGCTGCTTGGCCGCAGCCGCGAACGGTGTGCTCAGGTCGATGAGCCCGCTCGGCGCCTTCCGCATCAGGTAGTCGCTCGCGCTCTGGACATAGCGCTCCATGGCCGCTGCATGCTCCGGAGACTCCGCGGCCAGCTGGCTGTACTGCTCGCGCAGTTGCTTGCGCTCGTCGCTCATCGGGTCGGTCATGCGCGACAGCGCCTGGATCCCGCGCTCCACGCTGGCAGGCTTGTTCGCAAACATCATCGTGCCAGCAATCGGAGCGCTGCGCCCAGCCGCTGTGGCAGCGGATTCGACTCCGCGTCCGACGCGCTCAGCGGATCGAGCTGCCGCGCTTGCAGCTCGCTTGGATACGTCAACGGTCTTTCGCGCTGCATTGGCAAATGAGCGCGCCGCCTGAAGAACGAGGCTGTCACCAGACAGCGCTGTGGTCTTTGCGGCTGCCAATGCAGAGGCGTTCCCCGCCGCCGATGCGGCGGATGTCAGTTCCCCGCTGGCAAGCGCTGACAAGTCGATGTTGCGACGAGACGCTGCCTCGGAAACATTGGCCAGCTTCTGCGTCACGGACAGCGCGCCTTTGCCAACCCATCCGACAGGTCCGGGGATGTCCGCCTCCTGCACGAGCCTGGCGAACTCGTCGCGATCGCGTCGCATCAGGGCGACCGCGTTCATGTTCTCTTCGATCTTCTCGCGCAGCCCGGACAACTTGCTTGCGAGTTCCTGAGCTTCCTGGCTCCCCCAAGCCTGTGCTCGGTTTACCGCATCAATCTCGCGCGCACGCAGGTAGCGACGAAACGCCTCCTCCTGTGGAACGACCTCTTCGTCTCCCAGGCGTCGCAGCAAGCTTCCGACATTGTTTCGATTCAGCTTCTTGAGTTGTCGGAACGGGTTCGCTGACGACTCGCCGCCCTCGTACAAAACACCACGAAGCATGTCGTCTTTGCTGCGCCTGATGGCTTCTGCATACGTAGCGTTGACGCGTTTTTGCATCGTTCCAAACGACCCAAAGACCGACTCGTCCTCCAGGTGCTTGCGAAGCTCGTCGGCCATCCCTGGCAGCTGCCCGTCTCCCTGGAGTGCCTGACGCACGATCGGGTTGCGCGACACGGCAGCCTTGTTGTCGATTGCGCGTTTGAGGTCGTCAAGAACCATAGCGGCATCGCCCAACTCGCCGTTTGCGATGTGTTCGCGAAACTTTGCCCTTGAATGGGCTAGTTGAGCCGACAATTGCTTGACCGTAGCCCCACCACTTGCATCGTTTAGGCTTGGTCCTAGACGCTTCAGCCGAGTCAGTTGCTCACCAAGATTAGAGAACACAGACTCAGTCTCCATGCCGGCTTTGACTAAGTTCTCGTTCAGAGCCGACCTAGGCGTCGGCACGTATGCCCATACCGAGTCAAGGCCAGCCTCTCTCGCCGCTGCCACTCGATGCAAGCCATCGTCAACGATGTATTTTCCGGATTCTCCGATATCAGCGCGGATAGCTGGCAACGGTTTCCGTCCTTCAAGGGCTTCCTTTACGGGCTTGAGCTTGGACTCTGACCATGAAGACGGTGCATCTATTTCGTCCAACGGAACGCGCTCAAGACGCCATGCATAGTCAGGGTCGTCAGCGTGTCTGGCCAAAAACTTCTTCGCATCCGCTTTGTCCGCAACGAACGCTGGGCCCTTCTTCCCACCAATGACCGGGTTGAACGATTCAAGACTCGCCTCGCCCAATGATTCAATCTTGCGAGGACCATGAACTTGTAGGTTCAGCTCCCGCGCCTTTGCGCGTTTGGCTGCGATAGCTACCTGGTCGTCCATCCTCTGCGTGATCTTGACGAACTCGTCTCCAGCCTCGCCGATGTCGCGCACAGCCTGCTGCTGCATGTCCTCAAAACCGCCGGATGCAGCGCGCGCTTGCGCAAACAATGCGGCAGCCTTCTTGCGTTCAGCCTGCGCAAGGTCACGCGATACCAAGGCTCCCTTGCTCTCGTATAGTGGCTCGAACGCAAACTCAGCCTCTGCTGCGGCATCTCCGGTTGCGCTGGACGATAGCTTGGACAACTCGTCGACCGTAGACGACACGCGTGATTCAAAGGATCCGGCAGCCTGCGCAGCTGCAGACGCAGCCGCATCAACACCAACCTCCGATGCAACCTCGGTAGCCACCGGCTTGCCCATTCCGAGTGCTTCACCGATAGCACCGGCAGCGCGAGATCCTGCCGCGTATGCGCCTCTACCTGCCTCGGAAAGCTTCTCGCCAGCGAAACGGACCTTATCAGCCACTGCGCGACCAGCCGCCTTCGCTCCGGTGCCAATCAGCGATGAAGCTCCTCCGAACGCTCCGCCAAGCAACGCGCCCTCTTGCGCGCCCATCGCAATGCGCTCGGCTGTGATTTCCTGATCATTCAGAAAGTCATTGTCGACCGCCTGAGCAGCCCCATACAGCGCGCCCTCGAACGCGCCCTTGCCAACTGCCACGCCAGCTCGGCCAAGCGCTGACGTGACGCCGCCAGCCCCCAGGCGTGCCGCAGCGGCCTCGGTGCCAAGCCCACCAGTGAGCAGGCCAAGACCGATGGCTCCACCGACCTCACCTACCGTCGATGCGATCGGATTGGCTTCCTTGCGTGCCAGCAAGTCGGCGCGCGCCTCTTTCTCAGCTGCCAGCGCCTGGTCAGCGCGATTCATGTCGACGACCGGCGCGTTCAGCCCGCGATCGACAGCGCGCTGCGTCTCGCCGATGCCCGCATAGTCGGCTAGCTGGTTGCCGAGCTCGGTGCCGATGCCTGCGCCGTACGCCTGGATGGCGTCGCTTGCGCCTAGCGTCAGGCCACGGCCGACGCTCTCAAGCAGCGCGCGCGGTCCTGATTCGCCAGCCTCAATCAGGCGGTTTGCGCGCGCAACGTCATCGCCAGACGCGAGAGACCCGCCACGCTCCGACAGATATCGGTCGAGTTGGCTTTCCGGTACGGTGCTCAGCGAGCCGTCGTCAGCCTTGACGATCACCCGTCCAGAAGGATCTCTCTGCAAGTCATCCGGCATCATTTGCCCGTGTATGGACGCTCATCGAGCGTGTCCAGTTGGTGATTGTACGGCTTCAGAGAAGCGTTGACCGACTTGACCACGTCCTTCTCAAGCGAATCGTAGTAGTCGTACGTGTCTTTGATGTTTGCCTCTGACGGGTTTGTGAACGCTTGTTCCAGCTGCTTGATCTGACCTTCGTTTGGTGCGCTCTTGTCTCCGAGCACAAGGTTCCACTGCGAACGTAGGCGCATGATGAGTTCTTGCGACTTCGCTCGTTCAGTTGGGCTTAGCGTAAACCCGCGCTTGGACGCTTCTTTCAGCGCCTGCACAGTCGTCATGAAGTTGCCGGCCGTAGAAACGATCTTCTTGGCCTCCTTGACGTCGTCCTCGGTCACTTGCCCGGTACGCTTCAATCCTCCTGCCTCTGGCAGTGCGCCTTCACCTCCGCCAGCAGCCTTCTGACGAGCAATCTCAGCTTCGGCCATCTCACGACGGCGCTTGCTTAGCTCGGCCATCTCGCTGTTTGAGATCGTTCCGTCGGCTTCCTTGGCCATCAGCTCCGCGATCTGCGGGTCACGCCGAGCAGCGGCCGCACGACGTGCCTGCTCCTGCTGGTACAACGACACGTTCGCCTGGTCGGCGCGTGTCTGATTCTTGTCGAGCCGCTCAGTCTCAAAGTTCTGCCGATTGCGCGCGCGCTCCTGGTCGATGGCGGCCACAGCCGCAGCCGCATTCGCCGTCGTCTCCTTGGACATCGACGCGTCGCGGATTGCCTCCAACTCTTGCTGATGAGCGCGCAGCCGCGCGTCGCGCTCGAGCAGGTCGGCTTCGCGGTCATCGCGAGCCATGTCGCGGATGCCCTGGATCTGCTGCTGCTTGGCAGTGAGCAGGCCACGCTGATTGGCCAGAGCCAGCTTCTGCTCTTCCATGTCGCGATCAATGCCGTCGTTGATGACCTGCATCGTAGTAGCCAGGCCGTTCGACTGGTTTCCGCCGGAGCGAGCGATCGCATCGCCGATGCCGGACATCGCGAGCGCGAGTGCTGCTCCTACGCGCTGGGCCGTCGTCCGCCGGTCACCGATTTGCGTGCCTTCGATCTTCTTCTGGATCTCGGCTACCTCGCGGTTTGTCGCGTCCATGGCTGCCCGATGCTGCTCGCGACGAGCTCGCGCCTCATCCTCAGCAGCGCGTTCGGCAGTGGCGGCAGCTTGCTTCTTCTGCGCGATCTGGTCGAGCGCGTCCGCCTGCGCTTGCGCTGCCTCCATCGTGGCATCAGCGCGCATACCAGCGGCGACCTCTTCATCGGTCTGCGCCGTCTGCAGCGCCGATTCGGCGTCCTTGGCTGCAGCACCGCTACGCGCAGCGATATCGCGCATCGGGTTCGCCGGACCAGTGCTGCTGCGCTGGCGCTGGGCCATCAGGCGATTGGCTGCGAGTTGCGCAAGCTGCCTCGTGTCCATCCCGCTCAGGTCGTCTGGCTCGGCCGCAGGCGCCTGAGCACCAGGCGGAACAGGCGGAGCCATGGTCTCCTGCTCCGCAGTCTGCTGCTCGACCTGGAACGGGTCAGCCGGCGGCGAAAACGCGGGCTCCTGAGGAGGCTCAACCGACTGCACAGGCTCGGCAGGCGCGTAGTCGTAGGGTTGCGCCATCGCAGGCTCAGGCGCACCGGGCACGTCGTACGGAGATGCTGACGACGACGCCATCGCAGCCGGCGCTGATGACTGCATGTCAGCGCCGAACTGGTACGCGAGCTGTGCCTCTTCCTCGGGCGTCAGTGCCATGGCTACCTCAGACAGGGGTGAGAATGTTTGGGTTCAGCGGCATGATAGTTTTACCACCTCCTCCGCCAAGTGCGTTGCTGCGCATCGCAGCCTGCTGGCGAGCTCTGCGCTGCTCTTCGTCGAGTTTGTTCACACCGGCAGGCTTGCCGGGCATCGCCACCGGTGGCCCGTAGTTACGTGGTCCCATGCCAGCCTCCGCCAGAAGCTGCTGGCCCATGTCGCCGGTGCCAGGCGCTATGCCAAGCGACTTCTCGCGGCCGGTTGCGCCAGGCCGCGATGCCAGTCCCTGCGTAGTGCCGGAGATGGCGTTTCGGTCCTGCAGGCCTGACGACGTTCCGGAAACAGCGTTTGATGCATAATCGCCAGCAGCAGCACCTCCAACCGCCCCCGCTGGACCTCCGCCAATAGCTCCGAGTACAGTGCCACCAGTGGTGAACAGGCTACCAAGCAACGCTTTGTCGCCAGACGCAGCCGCAGCTGCCGCTGCCAAGCGCGCGCGCTCCAGGTCGACGTTGGCGCCAAGCTCTGCCGTTCTGGCGCCTGTCTCAGCACCGAGGTATGCACGCTCGCGCCCAGCGCCAAGCTCGCCGATCGCTCCGGCAGCTTGGTTCTGCAGGCTGATGCCCTGGCCTTGCGCACCCAGGCCAAGGCCAGCGAGCGATGCCCCGACCTGCGCCGATCCGATATCCTGCCCACGGATGCCCGTCGACCCTGCCATGTACGCGTCGCGCGCCTGAGCCATCTCGGCGGCTCGCAATGCACCAGCCTGCTGGCCAAGCTCAAGTTGCGCCTGCGAGTTGGCCATGCTGGCGTTGCGCATCGCAGCTGCTTGGTTGCCGCCGCGAGACGACGCCGCAAGACCCATGTTCTGCCGTGCAGCACGGCCGGCGTTTGCGCGCAGCATCAACTCGGCCTGGCTCGGGGCCTGGCCGCGCGCAGCCATCGACTGCAGGCGTAGCGCGTCCTCCTGCGACCCGCGTGCGCCAACCGATCGGTCCATGGAATTACGGGCAGCACCGAACCCGTACCGAGCCACGTCGCGACCCTCGCGTGAATATCGGGCGCCTTGCAGAGCACCTGCGCCTAGCATGCCGACGGCGTTGTCTTGCTGCGCAGAACCGCTCGCAATGCCAGCACCATATTCACTAGACCAGTCGCTTCCTGGTGCATACGCGGCGCGCGAAAAATCAGGCGTGGTGCTACCGCTGCCAGACTTGCTTGGTGACAGCCAGTTCTTCGCTTTTTTGCCGCCAGCTACCGCCGCATCGGTGATGGCAGACGGGAAAAACAGCGCGTCCTTCCAATCAAGTTTGCCGTCGAAAAGACCCATCACATCACCTCATGCTTGGAAGTTTGCCCGATTGGTAGCCGAGAGCGAGTTCGCGAAGCAGCCGGCCGCTAGCACACTGTCGCCGGTCGTACCAATGCGCATCGACCATGGACCGCCGGACGACGTGAAGTTCGTCCCGGTGTTGCTGCCGATTAGCACATCATCTGCATACACAGTCATGACATGGTTCGTTCCAGCCGCCGATCCATCGCAGTATATCGTCCAATGCCGGAACACGGTGGTGTCGAGACCGTGCGCAATCGAAATTGAGTACGTCGTGCCATAGAACCACTCCACGCCGGTTGGGTCGATCGTGATGTAGTGACGTCGCGACGACGGTCCAGTGAATCCATACGTGCTGATGGTTTTGCAGTAGACGTAATATGTTAGTACATACGTCGATCCGCCACCCTCAGGGTTCGTGCCTGCTCCGCCATTGAGCAATGTATACAGTCCGTTTGTGTCGCTCACTGAGCGCGTTGCTATGCCGCCTCCAGACGACTGGATCTGCGGGTTCGGGTAGCTCACGCGCTTGAGGTTTGACGGGCTCGACCACGATGCTGATCCGTACGTGGTGTCTGAATCGACGAGCGACGACAGCAGGTATGGGGAGACACCCGTGTCCGTAGCATCGTCCGAGTACACAGCGCTGATGCACGCTGCGTTTGCCTCCATGAACGACGAGCCGGTCCACGCTGACTGCAGGGCAACACTGAACGTCGCGTCGCTCTGGTCTGTATACGTCGTCAGCGCCGTCGTGCCGGTGATACGCACGAGGTACTGCGACGACTCCGTGCTCGGGATTGTCCACGCGTACGACGTCGACGCGCCGCTGACACCAGTTGTGATGCTAGTCCAGCTGGACCCATTGTTCGTCGAGTAGTCAAGGTCAAATCCGGTGAACGTGCCCGTCTTGGTCCACGTGATTGATACCGAATCGTTGACCGTGTAGCTCTCACCGCCGTTGGGCGCTGTAAGCGCAACACTGGCATTGATAGCGAACGCCGTGTTGTTCGTCTTGGCGACCGTGCGCCCAGGCGACCGACCAGTCACGCGGACCAGCGACGACGCGCTCTCGTCCGCAGCCAGTGGCGTGTACGAGTACGACCGGATGGCAGCGCCGAGCCCGCTGGTCAGCGTCGACCAGTTCGACCCGCCGTCGGTTGAGAGCTCGACGTCAAACGTCACGAAGGATCCGCCAGAAACGGTCCATGTGATGTTCGTCGATGTTCCGATCGTCCATGCCATAGGTCAGCTCGGTGATGTGATCTCAAGGTCTGGCTGCGCCGCATTCACGCGGTGCACGTTGTTGATGATTTGTCGTCCGCGCTTGGTGACACCGTATTCCTGCAGCACTGCGAGCGGGATGACCCCCGAGTGAGACAGGCTTCCAGCGACCTCGCAGTGCAGCTTGTACGCGGTCACGCGCTGGCGAGCGGGCTTGAGCGGCAGCCACACGACGCCATCCGTGATCCAGTCGGCAAGGTTAGCGCCGGAGTACTCCCACTGCGTTGCCACCGTATTGATGTCGTAGTCCAGGTACAGCGTGATGGTGATCGTCAGGTTGCTCGACAGATCCTCGCTAGGCGTCTGCAGCGATAGCAGCAGCGACCACAGCCTGCCGTAACCGTTCAGGCTGGTCAGCTTGATCCACGGCGTTTCCCAGATGCTATCGCCTGAGCGCTGGTTGTACCCGCTGTCTCCGCGTCGTAGCTCGGTCAGGATGCTGGTGCCGGTCGACCTGTAGATCAGGTCGTTGATGATGACCGTGTCTACCTCGCTCGTGGTGAGCGTGAGCTGCGACCATGCGTTGTTCGCGATGGAGTAGTAGTAGATCGCGTCGGCGCCCTGCACACGGATCTCGTGGTTCGCTGGATCGTACACAGCGCGTAGGCACGTGAACGTGCGCGCGTTCGTGTCCGGCTCGATCGGAAGTCCGACCTCTTGAATCTGCCCGTTCCAGATCACGAAGCCACGAGCGCTCTGGAAAAACAGTCCGACGGGCGTGTCCGCGATGCTCGCGCGAGACGAGCAGCCAATCTCGATGACCTTGCGCGGAGGAGCGAACGAACCGAAGCCGAGCGCGTTTGGACCCTCACCATAGAGTTGATAGATGCCGTCGTCGCAAAGAAACGTTGGAACGCCTTGTACGTCGATGACAGCGACGGCTTCTGCGCCGAGGTCTCCGGTCAGCGCGCTGTTCCACTCGGGCGCGTATCCAGACACGAACGGCTTCGTGCACCACCATCGCGAGCGGTCCTCTGCGTCGACTCCGAACATGCGGTCGCCGACTGTCGCGATAGAGCAGAAGCTCGGCGGAGGCTCCGACGAGAGCTCGCCGCTGTCCGTGTATAGCGGCGGGTCGCCGGTGGAACCGGCTGCGATGCTCGTGAACGCGTAGTGCATGCCGCCGGTCGTCGTCGAGTCGTAGTCGTCCTTCTTGTTGGAGTTGTTTGCCAGGTAGTAAAGCGATCCTGGTCCAGACTCCGTGCAGTAAACCTCAACGCTGTATCCGCCAGCTGCGATTGCAGAGTTGCGCCCAGTAAACGCGGGGATCTCAACATAGAACGTGTCGGTCGCATCGACCAGGATAGCGTCGCTAGGAGCGCTTCGGTGCAGCTTGCCAGCGCGGTCTACCCACGTGTACAGCGCGACTACGCTGATGGTCGTCCCTGGCGTGCCGATGTAGCAGGCTGGGCGTCGCAGCGGCTGAGCTTCGGTTGTATGCATGCCGTCGTGGTCGAACAGCGAACCGCCTGCGATCAGCGTGGTAGAATCGTGCTGCTGCCATGGAAGTGGTGATGGCGAGAAGTTGAGCTTGTTCCAGAACACGCTTTGCGGGTACGTTGTCGTATCGCTTGGCACTCCGTCTGCGGCTGGGTCTCCAACTGCAGCGATATGCGCTACTCCATCGATCACCGACACCGCAGATGTCGCGATGATTCCGATCGGTTGCTTGAACGCACGGTCGTGCATGATGCGAGCGGCAGGGTCGAGCCGGCTCTCGGTGTTACCGAGCCGAGCGATGATTATTGCAGCCGCCGATGTATCCCAGGCTGACGAAACGAACGCGGTTCCCCTGCCAGTCGTCAGCGGACAGAAGCATTTGCCGCCGACCGTGAACGCGCCAGCGATGATGCTCGTGTTCGGCGTAGTGAATTTGCTGAAGTCGTCGAACATGCTCGACGCGAAGTCGATAGCCGAGCAGTCGACGAAATCCTGCGCGCTGACGTTCGTGTCCGTGCCCATCACGAAGATGCACGCGATGTCGTCGTCGTCCTTCTGGCATGCAGTGATCTTGCTGTAGGCCTTGCCCGTGCCAGGCGTCATCGTGGTATACGTCGTGCCTGGAGTTCCCAGCACTTCTCCGATGACGTTGCTCGAATAGATACTCACCACAAGTGACTGCGTAGCGCCCACGACCAGGTCAAAGTCGGTCGCGGTATGGCTTGCCGTATGGGTCGATGCGACCACCTGAATCGACGTGTACGTGCGCACGTTCAGGATGGCCGAACCGCTGTTGTCGTAGTATCCGAACAGGTACGCCGTACCACTTGGCGAGTGGTAACGGATGCGGTGCTGGTCAGACCCGGCAGTCGACGTCAGCGTGACAGCGGTCTGGAATGAGCGTGAGCTGTCGACCCACTCGACAAGCTTGATCGAGAACGGAGCCGCAGTCGCGTCAGAATACGTTACTACCGCGCCCGTGGTCAGGTATTGGCACGCTCCAATGACAGGAGCTCCACCGCTGTCTCCCTGGGCTGTCACCTGCCGTTCTGCGATGACTGTGCCGTCCGCCGTGACCGCGCGCATGCGCACTTTCCACGCACCACTCGTGTACACCGACCAAGCGAACACCAGGTTGCCGTTGGCAGTGCCAGCGCAAACCGCGGTGTGAACGTACTCTTCCTGTACGCCAAACTGGGCCGTCGCTAGCAACTGACGCGACACCTCGATCGGCGTCGTAGAGAACGCGCCTGACGTCGCGCTGCTGCCAGCGGTAGCAGGAGATGTGCACAGAGCCGTAGTGCCATCCACGAGGCGCCCTACGCCATGCTGAGCGCTCACAAAAATGACGTCGTTATCGCGCGCTGCCAGCGTATGCACAGTGCCTGTTGCGACTGCCGTACTCGATGTCGCAGGCGTGCGCTCGAGCTTGCCAAGCTGGCCGAAGCGATAGCCATCTAGCACGCGGAAGCCGGACGGGCCCTCGGCCTGCTCGTGCTCCTTGAGATCGAGCCCGCCGGTCAGCAGCAGCTCTTGCTCACCGCGTGGAAGGCCAGCCATCAGAACACCCACAGGCGAATCGTCGCCTGCGTTGATAGACCGCCTGCGTTCGTCCGCTGCATAACGAACGTCGTGGACGGGTCGTAGCCGTTGTCTCGAGCAACGATTGGGCTCGTCACGACAGCGCCGTCAAGCGCATCTCCGATGATGCCAGGGCGCATCACCATGATGCCGAAGCCTCCTACGTAGTCGCGTCCGAGCAGGTGCTGCGCAGTCGCAACGCTCGCACCAGACGCGAACGTGATGTCGAGCCAGCGACCGCCAAGGAACGGCACGTTGATCAGCTCGTGCTCGCGATGCGCATCAGGCGTAGGGCGAAACGGCAGTGCTGGTCTACGCTCAGCCATCAGCGCCTCCAGAACAACGAGCGGTCATCGACGAACTCGCCGCTTCCCCATGTGTCACGCACCTGGAACGTCGAGAAACGGTCACGCTGCTTGGCCTGCGCGACGATCTCCTCCTCGATCTGCATCTTCATGCGAATCGACTCTGTCGAGTCCTTCTCCTCGCGTTCAAGCGCCTTGACCATGAAGTCCTGGATGAGCCATTCATCCCAGCCAGGCTGCGCGTCGATGCTGTCGCTCGTCGCCGTGACGAAGATGCCGGTGTCGTAGTACAGCGAGACCGTATACGTGTCGCTCGGCGTCGGAAAGAACCGCAGCGTCGAGCCATGCAGCCGATAGAGCGGGGGCGCATCCCAAGCCTTCACGCTCTCGCCAGCCGCCAGGTAGTCGTCGACCGACGCCATGCGCAGCGGCACAGACTCATCTGCCGCACGCAGCCACGCGATCTGGCGCAGGTCGGTGAAGTTGCTCGGCAGAGAAACGGTGGAAACGCTGGCAGTCGTCGTCACAGTGCCGAGCGTCAAGAAGTAGTCACTGTTTGCCCACCGAATGAGCGAGCTGAGGCGACGCGCGCCGAACTTGACCCAGTTCAGCGCCATCGTAGTGGTCACGTACGACGTGGTCGAGAAGTCGTCGTAGTCCAAGCGGACCCGCGCCTCCTCCATGATGTCGCTGACCAGAACGGACGTCGCCACAACTCACCTCACCGGCAGTCCATGAATGCGTCGAGAGCGTCAACGAGTGCTTCGCTATCGCCATCCTTGAGCGCGGCTTTCAGCGCGTCGGCAGCTGCGAGCTTGACGTCTCGCATCTCCTCGTCGCCGTCGTCCGTCTCGTATTCACCGCTGTCGTCCTCGGACATGCGGCCCTTGCCCATGCGCTTCTCACTGGGGCCGATCCCAATGAGCAGCGTGGCGCCTTTACCGCCGCCTTTTTTACCAGGCATGTCCATCAGTCGACCATTCGCAGGAGGAAGGCTGCGCAGAGCTCGTCGCTCGTGTCGCTGCCCGTGGTTGGCGTGATGACGAACGTCACGTAAAGCGGAACGGTGTTCGTTGATGCGCCGTCGGTGATAACCTCGAGCGCATCGCCGACCGCAACAGTGTTCGCCGCGGTTGGCGTAGCGCTGTCGCGGTCACCCGCTGCAGAGCTCGCGTTCTCGACGGTCAGCGTCCCGTTGGTAACCGCAACGCCATTGATCTCGGTGGAGATGGCCGCGTCAGCCGTCGCAATCGCTCCGCCAAGGACTGTGCGAATCGACGTGATGGTGCCTGCCACCGGAGCCGCAACGAACGCGCTGCTGGCAGTGGAGATGTCCGTGAGGACAGTCGTCGCCGACACGTTGCCAGTTGCGCCGGCGGTGTGCAGCAGGCTTGCCGTGCCAGCCGATGCATCCGTTGCGGTCACCCGCAGAAAGCCCGGTGCACTCGTTGAGTTGTCGACCGGGCCCGCAAAGAGCGGGACGATCGCCTTGCATGACGCGCTGAAGTTGACCGTGGTCACACCAGCCGCGCTGCGGGTCACTGACGAAACGCCCATTGCGTCGGTCAGCGTCTGAGTCGCATCGCTACTCGGCACCCAGCGCACGTACGCGACGCGCGTGTCTGGACCGTAGCAGTTCAGCGGCTTGTTGAAGATCTTCTGCTGACCCATGGTGGATCCCTCCTATCAGCCAGCCGGTAGGGTGATGCGCATGATCTTGCCAGGCGCGTTCGAGGCGAAGTTGTGGTCGATGACACCCTGGATTTCGAACGTGTCGCCCGTTGCCGAGCCAAGGCGCAGGAACTCCACGCCGTCCGAGTTGATCAGGCTCGGTGCGTTGCCGTTGGTGCACCACATCCAGGCGCCTGGGTCGATGGCGTAGGCCACGTTGAGCGGGCAGTCGTTGTCCGGGAGGATCTTGATCCCATGGTGCATGAAGCCTTCGTAGCCGATGCCGTACTCACCGTCGTCGGTGATGAAGCGGTCGCCTTCCTTGGCCACGCTCAGGTTCGAGATGTTGACCGGGTTCGTGTACACGTACTTGAACCTGGCCTTGGTGCGGGCTGCGCGCGCCATCGCCTTGATGTAGACGGTTTCCTGCGTGTCGCTGGAGCCGTCGTAGCGGATGCCGCCGAGGCGCTCAGGGTCGCTCGACCGTGCGACCTGGAACAGCGTCGTGCTCGGAGCGCTGGAAGGCACCCACGTCGCGAGGCCGGAAGCCGCAGCGCCGAAGTCGCCGTCCTGGAACAGGTAGTCGTCGTTGGTGATGCCGCTGATGGCGGTAGCCCAGTTCGCCGACGCGGTGAGCACGCCGGTGTCGCGGTTGACCGCAGTGATCGTCGCCGTGTTGCCCGAGTCGCGTAGCGATCCGGACTCGCCGTCCGAGCTCGATGCCGCGATCTTCATCCCGGGCTCAAAGAAGAACGAGTCCTCGGGATTAGCCAGCGTGAGGCTGGTCGTGCTGATCGCGGTCGTCGGATGAACGCGCGCGCGCCAGCCCCCGAAGCTGCCGTACTGCTCCTTCGCGACGTTGTCGCCGAGTGTGGAGAGCGCGCCGTCCATCTCGCTCTTGAGCAGATCGAGGAACATGCCCGCGTTGTTGGCGTCGTTCATCGCCTGGCGGACGACGATGCCCGCCACCTTCGCAACGCAGTAGTCCGAGATGGGCGTGACCTGGAAGCCATCCCATTTCGACGCGTACTCGTTGGTTCCGGCGGTCGTCAGGTTGTGCGAACGCCCCTGCGGCTTGCCGTATTGGATCGGGATGTGGAAATACCGACCCGTCATGTCCTTCTTACGGCTCGTGGTGCCGAGGAGCGGGTGGTCCTTCATGGTGAGTTCGGTGTCCTCACCAATGTCGTACATCTCTTTGAGCGCGTCGAGCGCTGCGGTTCTGTCGAACGTCATGATACAGCCTCAGAAAATCATTGCCGCTGCAGCCGGAGCATCGCCGCTTGCTTTTTCTCGGCCATGCTGCGCTTTAGCGGTCGCGTCTGCGGATTGGACGGCGCAGACACCATGTCTGACGCCAATGCGCGCGGGCCCTCATCTGGCTGGGCCGTTCGTCGGCTGCTCTCCTGCGATGCGCCAAGCGCAGCCAGGAGTTGTTCGCGCAGTTTTGGCTGGCCCTTCGTGAGCGCAGCCAGAGCTTTCGGGGCGCTCATCAGCGCCATCAGGTCGTCACGGATTGCCTTCTCGAGCGCGGGAGCAACCTGCATCGGGTCGTTCGCTTCGTTGGCGTAGCAGACGTTGAGCAAGCGCTGCGGACCATCCTTGAGCGCCGCGAGCAGCGGGAACTTGTCGGCCGACGATGAGATGACCGTCGACACAACCTCCAGGTGCTGCTCGCGCACCTGCTGCTGCTTGACCACGGCTTCGCGCTCGGCTCGCTCGGCCTCGGCTGCGTCGAGCTTGGCCTGCATTTCAGCGAGCTTCTGCTCGAGCGCCGACGCCTTTTCGTCGACGTGCGTGCGGATCTCGTCGCGGTCGTCCGGTGGAACAACCTCTTTCTTGAGGTACTTACGCGTCAGGTCCTCATAGGTGGTACCGGCAAGCTTGAGGGCCTTGAACGGGTCTTTGAGCGCCTCTTTGATCTGCGCCAGCTCGGCCTGGATCGCATCGCGCTCCTTGCGGACAGAGGCAACACCCTGGTCCTTCTCGCGCAACGCCAGGTCCTTCTTGCGCAGGTCTGCCATTGCCTTGGCCAGGCGCGCGCTGTACCGGGCCTCGCTCTCTTGCTCTTCCGGCGTGACAGCACTCTCGGTAGCAGCAGGCTCATCGCTCGCTGGCTCGGCTGCCGGCTCGGCTGCCGGCTCAGGTGCGGAGACTGGCACCGATGCTGGAGGCGCATAACGTTGCTGTCCGATCTTCGCAAGCGCGTTCAGCCGGCGGTCATGCGCCGTCTTTCCGCGCTCAATTCCGGCTGGCTCAGCAGAGACAGGCGATGCCTGTGTCGCTGGCTCTGCGGCCGGTGCCGGTGCTGCTGCTACTGGTGCTGTCGATGCTGTGGTCACGCTCTTCCCTTACGCGGTGCCCATCGGTGGGGCGTTTGCCAGCGCAGCCATCTGGTCTGCGGCCTGTTGCGGCTGCTCTGTCTGGGCAGCCATCGTTTCGGGCGGAGGCGCTGGAGGCTGCATAGCCGCGGACAAGCGGCCAATCTCAGCGTTCAGCAGGTCCATGTAGTCGCGCACGTTATCGAGCACCTCCTCCGGAGCATCGGAATACCGGCACTGGAGGTACGCAACGCGCGCAGTGGAAAGGCACAGTTTGAGCCCATTGACGCCGAGAATCGGGTCGACGAACTCTTGGTAATCCTCGCCGTCCATGACCTGTTCGACGAGCCATCGCGAGTAGTCGATGTCCGCCATCTTGTCGCGCATGTCGCTGTCGAGGTCGGGTAGGTCGAGCAAGTCAAGCGCAGTCTGCTGGTCGATCATGCCAGCCTTGAGCAGCCCCACCACGTCGTCGCGGCGACCCTTTGGCGTCGTGGACAGGCCCGACGTCGGGAACACCTGCAAGCGCACGTCGTCATCGTCCATCTGGACATCGCGCCACTTGATGCGATGAATGAAGTCGCGTCGGCCACGCTTCGTCTGCGCCGTGACAGAGTAGCTCTGGTCGATCTCGGCAGCGTCGTCGTTGCAGCGTGAGATGAGCCGTGCAACGTCGAGGTGGAAGCGCTCCCAGCGTCGCTGCGGGTGCACGTGACGACGCGATTGCACGTCGTCTGCCGCGCGAATGCCGACGGCCGAGTTGATGCCGACCATGCGCTCGCCCTGCACCTGCTGCTCTGAGTAACCCTCGTTCGCCAGAGTCTCCTCGCGAATGGCTGGGATTTCAGCGCGTAGGTCCGGGATCGTGCCGTTCCAGGTCAGCAACTTCGGCTCACCCATCTCGGTCTGCAGCACCGTCCCCGGCAGATTGTTGATCTGCTCAGGGGACAGGCCACATCCCTTCGGCAGGATCGTGATGCACTTGCTGTTCAGGTCCTGCGAGCGCTCGTACTTGCGGACCAGCTGATTGATGCGCCTCTGCGCCTCTTTGGTGCGCGCGACCAGCGATTGGCCGTACCAGCCTGCAGGCATGTCCGCATAGCGGTAGAACGCGAACGGGAAGTCATCATGCTTGTACTCCGCGTCGACAAGCACTGTGCGCCCGACGCACATCACGAAGCGCCCAGGCTGCTTTGACGTGCCGAGATGCCATGCGTGATAGACGAGCACCGAGTCTGCCGCCGACTCGCGCGTCAGCAGGTAGTCGGCCATGTCCTCGCCGTTGACCACGCCGCTGAGGTTGATCTCGTCGGCCTTGCGCGGATAGAGCTCGCGCAGCCTGTCGCGGTTCACCGGCTTGACCCAGTACAGGTTCCGCGGTGCGCCGTGCAACGCCTCGTTGTGGTCGACCAGGATCTCGTTCGGCTGCACGCGCTCGATGCAGACGCGACCCGTGTCAGGGTGCACGTAGCCGTAGACGCCGCCGATGTCCTGAATCGCGCCATCGCGGAAGATGCGCGGTCCCAGGTCGTCCATGCCGAGCTGCTTCATCTGGCCGCTGATCGCGAGCGTGCGCTGCTTGGCACGACGCTGCATCCACCAGTCGCCAGCCTGCGTCAGGTACTGAATCGTTGGCTTGCCAGCTGCGATGATCGACGCCGCGGTGTCTACGATGCTGAGGCACAGCATGTATCGCGAGCGGTCGTTGTGTCCGTACAGGACCGACTTGGCTCGCTGCATGGGCGATGCGTCGATGCCGCGTCCGTACAGGTCATCGGGCGAGACGATGCGCATGTGCAGCAGGTTTGACCGGCGTCGCTCCTTCTGCTGCTTGCGCAGGAAATCGCAGAGTCCTGACACCAGTTCGTGCACGTTTGCGCCGCGACCCCGCTTGGGAGCCGACCACCACGCCTTTTGCTGCACGTTGGGCTGCACATAGGGCATGGTAACGACGCGGCGCAAGACTACGTTTGGCTATTGTGCGACGCCGGGTTGCCACGTTTCGCGTGCGCGTGCTATGTGTGACGCGATGACAGATGCAGCAACAGAGGCGCTGATCGCGCGCATTCGCAACCACCCATCATTCGGTGAAGTCCTATCCAGACTCAGGAGCGGGTCATTGCACTCACGTAGCGCAGGCCGCGGACTGGTTTACACCATGATTGCAGACCTTCTGGATGAAGGTACGCGGGACCATGAACCATGCCGAAACCAGAAGTGACCCTGAAAGACAAGATCGGCTTCACGTTGTTCGCAGGCCTGCCGCTCGGCTCGGGCGTAGCGACGACCATGGGCGCCTGGCCCGTCGTCGGCGTGTTTGCGCTGGTGCTGGGCGTCATCGCGCTAAGCGCAGTCGGGTGGGTCTGCGGCAACTGGGATGACGAGTCGTATCTTGGCGATGACTGACGCCCTAGACACGCCGACGCGGCTCCGCATGTGGATGGCCCGCGAGGACGTTAGCTGCAAGGAGATGGCAGCGCGCATCGGCTGCAGCCTGCAGACGGTTGCGCGGTTACGACGCGGAGAACGAGCGCCGACGCTGCGAATCGCGCAGGCTGTCTCCGCGATCACCGGTGGCGAGATCCGCGAGGACATGTGGCCTACGCTTGGCAGCGAGCGGACGAAGAAGAGTGACGACTGGGGAGGGTACTGATGAGCGATTTGAGCGGAATTGCGGTCGGAGGCAAGGTCTTGTTGCGACGCTATGGCGAGAACTATGCCGTGCTCACGGTGACCAAGACGTGCAAGCGCTACTTTGAGACTGGGAAACGCAAGTGGAGCTATTCGGGGAGTCCTTATCCACGCAAGGAATGGGAAACTAGCCACGTGTACAAGGCCACCGAGAAAGATCTGCACGCGTTCCGCTGCCGTCGGAGAAAACAGGAGCTTCTCAAGGAGCTACCGGTCGTCGCCGACGACCACGGAATCTGGCTCACGATCGAGCGCAATCTGGGGGGCCTGTGACCACTGAGAACGACGACCCGCGCTACCTGCGCACCATCCGCGAACTGCGTGCTCTTGGCGCGACGCACATCCGTCTGCGTGAGTCAGGTGTCGACGTCGAGTTGGACGTGTCGTTCTCTGGCCCGCCAGCCGCTGTCCAGCTAACGCAGGATCCGCCTGCGATTGAGATCGGCCGTCCTGACCGCACGCCTGTCATCGTGGCGCACGAGACAACGTCAGCGACGCACCTGCGCGAGGCTGCCATCGCCTACGTGCGCACGCATCCAGACGGCATCTCGTCGGCGCTGGCGACGCTGCCAGCCGAGTATCAGGGGGCGATGAGCGAGGCTGACCTGCGTGACCTGCTCGACGCGGAGCTGATTCCAGGCGGCTGATGTCATCAGCAAGGAGACAGGCATTGATCGAGAAGGCCCGTCGCAAAGCGATTCGCGACCAGATCGCGTCTGAACTGCACCCGAAACAGCGTGACGTGCTCGTTGCCATCCTATCAGGCGCACAGTACATCGCAGCTCTATGCGGACGCCGCGCAGGCAAGACCGAGTTCGACGCGCGCCTCATCGCGATCGCGCTTGAGCGATGCGGTCCAGACGAGTTCGTGTTCTACGCGGCCGTAACCAGGAGCCTGGCCAAGGACCTGATGTGGTCGCGCCTGGCCGCGCTCAACGAGCGGTACAGCCTCGGCTGGCGCATGCTCGAGCACGAGGGACGCATCGTCACCTCACGCGGCGGAACGTTCCGCGTGCTCGGCTTTGACAAGCTGCCCGAGCTCGAGAAGACGCGCGGCTACAAGACGCGCCTCATCGTGTTCGACGAGCCAGCGACCTACGCCGACAAGCTCGAGAAGCTCATCCGCGACTGTGTGGGCCCGTCGCTTGGCGACTTGCGCGGCACGCTTCTGATCAACGGCACGCCAGGCGAGGTCTGCGCAGGCTTCTGGCACGACGTCAGCACTGGCCGCAACGCGCGATACGAGACGTTTCACTGGACGGTGCTGGACAACCCGCACTTCCCTCGTGACGCGGCTGCGATGCTCGCCGAGGAGCGCGCCGCCAACGGCTGGACAGAGGAGGACGCGACCTACCAGCGCGAGTGGATGGGTCGCTGGATCAACGACCCGACGGCGCAGGTCTACAAGTTCGCCTACGACCGCGACGTCATCCTGCAGCTGCCTGGCGACTACCAGGAACGCGGTGGCCGGTGGATGTTCACGCTGGGCATCGACTTCGGCTACTCTCCAGACCCATGCGCCTGGGGAGTTCTCGGCAGCCCTCCGCACAGCCACGACACGTACCTCGTGCACACCGAGGAGCACTACGAGCTCTTGCCAGACCAGGCTGCCGAGGTGACTGCGCGGCTCGTTGATCGCTTCGACCCGCAGGCTGTCGTCGGCGATCCTGCAGCTGCAGCCTACATCGCCGAGTGGAACCGTCGCTGGTCGGAGCAGTCGAAGGCTTGGATGCACCCGGCAGACAAGCTGGGCAAGTTCGACGCGATCGACGTGCTAAATGGCGAGATGCGAGCGGGGCGTTTCAAAGTCTACGCGCCCGCATGCCAGACGTGGATCGGGCAAGCACAGAGCTTGCCGTACAAGAACTCGCTGACTCGCGATCAAGAGCATCCTGCGTACGCGAACCATTCCGTCGACTGCGTGCTCTATAGCCACCGTAGACACAGGTCGTATCTGCAGGAGCTGCCGAATCGCGAGCCTACGCTAGACGAGCGCGTGGAGATTGCTCGCCAGGCGCGCATCGATCGCGTGCAGAGCGCGCTTAGGTCGGCGCAAGAGGCCTGGGACGACTACTGACGCGTGCCATTCTCATTCACCTTTCTTCGCTTGCTTAGTTCAAGTTCTCGGGGGCTCATATAGAGCCGAAGTGTTTCGTCGACGGTTTTCACGCTCAAGAATTGCGATATACGCTCGTCAAGCGACACGCGAATGGCTTTCTTGTACGACATACCGTGCTCGTCTAGGTTGTCGTAGAGTCGCAAGAAAGTCCTCGCGCCGTCGCGGTGATCGTCTGCGTGTGCGAGTCCTGCGCTGGCGAGTACGGTGGTCGGCTAGCAAAAGCCGGAGGTGCGCGAGTGGGGCATAGGCCCAGCGCGAGCAAGAGCAGCCGGAAGAGCCAGCTACCCTACCAGTCTGCGCCTACGCAGCTCGTTGTGGCGCTGCATCCTCTTCTCGCGATTGCGCTCAGCTGTCCTAGCACGACGCGCTGCCCAGCCTATGATGAGCGAGTCTTCAACCGTCTCTCTCGCCACCATAGCCTTGCTAAGGCTCTTCTCGCATGGCCCGCACAAGCTATCGCGCGACCTGTCGTCGATGGGGTTGTTCATGCATACGACACAACTCTTCATCTATCGCACTCCAATCAATTCTCTGTTCCGCTCACCTGACCTTGCGGCTCCAAAAGGAGTCCGTGTTCCGAGACAGACTCGGCGCAAGCCACCGCTTACCATCCGCGTCCAAGAACTGGATCTGCCCTCCACCGGCTTCATGCGCCATAGCATCGTAGAACGAGCACGGCTCCCATTCTGGTCGTGGAGCCGCCTTGTCAACACCTTCTGCTGGCCACGTCGCCAGCGACACCTTGCGCGGAGTCGCATGCGGCGGGAATGTGACGATGAAGCGCACCAGCCGTGGGTCAGCTTCGTCCAAACTGTCCATTCGCGACGTGACATCGTTGATGAACAGAACGCCACTGATCATGCGGTACTCACCAAGATGAGTCGTGGTCTTCACCCGCCCGCCATTGCGCACCACTGCGTCGGCAGTCTTGCCGTTCACCCATCCGCTGCTAGTCGTTGCCATATCTCATCTCCATTCACAGCCTCGTCAAGCATCACCACCATCATTGACTGATCCCGATTGCATGACGCGATTGCTTCGAACGACAAGTTGACTCCGTACGGCTCGCCTCCGCTTGTCGGCTCAAACCACCACGTTTCATACGCAGCAGACCCTACCCGTCGCCATTCAACGAATCGCACTCCATGCAAGGCAGCGAACGCTTGTCCGATGCGGTTAGCGTCATCCTCTCTGCTAGTCGTTGCCATGCTTGGCTCCGAGCGCTTCATCGATCGCTGCGTCGCTCAGGCCGTAGTCGCGTGCCACTCGGCGCATGGCAGCGCTGAATGACGCCGCCGCATCTGGCCAGCCGCGCCGAACTGTAACCCCACGCGCAGCCGTGTCAAAAAACCGCTGCCAGCGTGCTCTCGTCTCGTCGTCAGTCGTCGTTGTCATGGCTTCACCAGCTTCCTTCCCAGCGTCTTGAATTCGGTCTCACGCGCAATCTCGAGTGCCTTGCGCCACTCACGGCACACGCGCAGCTGAAGCATCGCCTTGGCGAACTCCCACTGGATACCGTTGCCGCACAGCGGGTCTTCCTTGTACACGCGCAGAGTCGGCACGCCATGCGGCAGCTCACCAGTCGTCTCCCAGACGTTCGGCTCGACCTCGACGAGGTAGTACGCCTTGGCGCCTCCCCACTTGACGTCGCGCTCCGCCTTGATCTCGCGCAGGCGGTTCTCCTCGACCTGCTCGTTGGCTCCAGGCGCAACCACCTCCATCACGTGGCGCGCCAGGTCGCCTCGGATGAGCTCGGTGCGCGGCTTGTTGTCGTCGATCGACGACATCGTATGATGTTGCGCTCGCTTCATCTCAGGCTCAGCCGTGCCGTCGCCTCGGTACCCTGAGTCGCGCAGCATATCCTCCCCGGGGCCCAAAATTTCCCAGTCTCCACGGCACCCGCAATCGCAGCCGGTTATCAACCCATCGCGCATCATCCTGGACAACATCATCTCAAGCGCGCGCTCAGGAACGTCTGGAACGACGGCTGACAGAGAAGGCATCGCGTGCCCATCACCCGTTGTCCACCACACAGTGCAATGATCCGGTCCATCAAGCGATAAGGCTTGCAGGATCCTGATCTCAGCGTCCTGACTTTTGTTGCGCGGCTTGTTGTCGTCGTCGGTCACGTCTATGCCCGTCCTCTCTACGTCATCGTTAGTCAGCACAGATGATGTCCCGTCTCGCATCACCACTAGCGCCTCCGCCGTGCGCATGATTCGTTGCCATCTTTGTTCGCAGCGTGGCTCATGAAAGCCGCCTATGGCGGTTCGCATGCAGATGCATTCGCGGCTAGTGGTGATCACGCTCTGCCTCCAATGCCTGCGTAGCAAATCGCTATATTCCCGCGTGACAGCAGTGGATTTCCGGCCAAGTCGGCATAGATGGCCGAGTAGAACATCCTCTTGATGGCTTCAACGATACGTCCGAAACGAACCGGATGCGTGCACTTGCGACCAGTTATGCGCGCCTCCACAGCCGCACGCACGGCCTCTTTCTTGCGCTGACGACGGGTCACTTGGCCATCTCCAGCGTCATCTGCACCTGCTCGACGAGCTCGCTTGCCGGGTGCACTAACGTGAACGTGCCGCCTGAATGCAACGTCACAGTGCACACTTTGCTATCATAGCACTGGGACACAGCCGCGATACTACGCGGGTCTATCCAGACCACTTCCTGACCATCGGTCCATGCCTGAGTGAACTTCAGGAACCTCATCACGCACATCCCTTACGCTCGAACACCATCGCGATGTAATCTGCCAGCCGGTCAACATCGCGCGATAGTTCGACCATGCGCTCGTGCTCGATGCAGGCTGCGCGCGGCGCCTCTCCACGTCTGTAGACATCTACATGCCAGCCGTTCGACTCCAGCGAGCCGAGCACACGCATTGATGTGTGCAATCATCGCTTCACCTCCATCATCCTCTGCAGCTGATGCCTTACGCAAGCACGCACGTCGGCTGTGCGGCCCATGAACAAGCGCACGATGGCCAGGTCTCCAGTTGACCTCGGCGTCATGGGCTCCAGCGCCTTGCGCGTCTCGGACTGGTCGACAAGAGCTGCTACGTCGTCGTCACGCTCGTCGTTGAACTTCATATGCGCCATCCTCGCCTCCAGCACGCGCTCAACCAGACCCGTGCGCGGGTACAGGCCATCATGCATGACCTCCACGCAGTCCTCAAGCAGCCAGCGCACGGACAGCATGTCGTCCGACAGCTTGCCGACGGCACCAACCGTGAAGTAGTAGCGCGCATCCTCGTCGTCTAGACACTCGCGCAACGTCCTGCGCGGAGCTGGCACGTCAGGCTTGACCGAGTCCATCGTGACCACGCCATTCTCGCGGTCGACTGACGTCACGTACATAGCTCGCTCGCCAGTGCATATACACTCATCGATCTCCTCGCGGCTGAGAGAATAAGGAGCATTCAAGCTCGCTGATGTTTTCAGCGATCTGGTCAGCAGTCAGCGGAGCTAGACCATCCACCATGCCAATCAATCGCGTCACCAGCGCCTTGACGGCAGCGCGCTGCGCAGCCTCCTGCGTCTCCTCGCGACCATTCATGTTGCCTAGGTGATACGGCGTTTCCCACAGCCAGCTTCCCGACTGCGCCTCATGTACCCATGCGATTTCGTCATTGCCTTGCGTTAGCGCCTGGACAATGCCGTTGAACCGCCACTCCATCACTCGCCTCGCTTCTTCTCAGCCTTCGCCGGTGCCGGCGTCATGTCGACCTCGATGCTGCTCACGTTCGTGCGTGGCACCAGCACGACACGATGCTTGCCCGTGATGCGCAGCCATGGGCCGTCGTCGTACACGCTGATCTCGGTCGCGCTTCCGGCACCGCCGTTCACCAGTCGCTGGCACATGCCCGCGACAGACTTCGTCGATGACACCTCGTGCGGGTTGTCGATCTGCGCCAGGAACCGAATCGACTTCACCGGTAGCTCTTTCATCGTGGTCATGATCACCTCTCCGTCAACCTTGCCAGCGCAGTAAACCCGTCCTTGGTCGCCGGCGGCAGGATCTTTCCCGGCCTCCCAGCCTGCTCCCACAGGTCGCGCATCAGCCCGAGTCTGCGATAGCTGTCGCGCACCCAGCCATGCGCTACCGAGTCGCCGACGACGCATAACCAGCCGAACACGAAGTCGCCATCGCGCGCCACCAGCACCTTACCGCGCTCGATCGCCTTGTACATGGTGTTGCGGCGCCATTTGGGAGCGCTGCGCATCCAGCTGTCGTAGATGAGGTTGAGCTCGCTGTCGCGCATCGGTCCGATCGCGTAGTCGAGGATCGTCAGCGCGCCGTCAGTCATCGCTTACCTCAACCTCGCGGCCCTCTGGCTCGATCGTGCTGCTGAAGTACCAGCGGTCTCCCATTGACGTTGCCCTCAGTGCACGCTTCACCTCGGATCTAGCAAAGTCATCGATCCCATCTCGCACCTTGGCAACGAACACACCAGCATCAATCGGGTCCGGTGCGTTGTGCCCGCCATTCCCGACGTACGACGCGAGCTCGCGCAGCGCCTCCGACAGCTCATCGACATGCAGCTGCAGCTCATTACACTTACGCTCCAGCCTCATGCGATCCGCGTCCAACTGCGCCATGCGCTCAGCATCCAAGGTCACTCATCACCCATCCTCCGTGAACCTACGCAGCGACTCAAAACGCGCGCACGAAGCCTTCGATCGCGTCGTCTCGCTCAGACACCCGCTTCCAAGCCTTGCGCTCTAGGTCTTCCATGTATCGCATCCGGTCGACGAGCTTCAGCACCTCTTCCAGCAGCGCACTAACCGTCTCCGAGCCAAGCGAAAGCGTGCGCAGGTCGTCGTAGCGACCCGTAACCAGCGCATCGTAGATGTCGCGCACCTCAGCAGCGACTGACCGACGCGCAGTCATGGCGTGCCTCCGAAGCTGAGTTTGCTGAAATCCAGGTGCCCGCGCACGATCGAAGCGAAGCCGACGTCAGGCCTTGCCCACGCCGCCGCCCACGCCGCCTCCGCCGCCCACACCGCCCACGCCTCCGCCGACGCCGCCCACGCCTCCGCCGCCGCCCACGCCGCCGCCC